CCCAAGCAGGGACGACTGGACAATATCCACCAAGTCAGAAAGGTGGGTAAGTTCCGCAGCTGCTATGTCTTTGTAAGCCTGCTTTGAGGTCCTTCTGCCATCCTTAACAACCAGACCATTTGCTTGTGATAACAGGGCGACCAGCTTACCGTTGTATGTCTCGCTCTCATAAATGGCTCTGTCAGCTATCAGGAGCTCTTCGCCATTGCGGCTTACCGTGTATTGTATTTTGTAAGACCGGTGATCATCTGCGTACTTCAACGTGCGTGTAGACATCTTGAAGTCGTAACCCATTGCGGACATCGAATCAGCCATACGCTTTGCGAAGAGCTGCCGCACTCCGGCTATACCAGCTACTGGGAACGCATCTTCAGAAGGTGCTGAATATCTCTTATCTCCAGTGGTCTCGTCAATGTGTGATTCTGGAGCCACTTTATCAAATAGCGCTGCCACATGACCCAGCTGTGGGTGATCTACTATATACCCTTTGTAGCCAGCTTCTTTGACCAGCTTCTCATATTTTGAGTAACTGAACTGTCCCCAGTCCATGGACTTAGGTTTCAGCCCGTCTGGATCAGCACCAAAATCGTACAGCTCTTTCGGGTCTATGCTGGCAACGTATTTTGCAGAACCTAGTCCGGGCTCTTTCTTATACCCACGGTCTCCATCGGTAAGCCCAAAGTATGTGCGGTCTACCCAGTTGGATGGGTCGTTCTTCTTGCGCTTCGACTCTGCCCCACTGATGCCGTTGCCGTGGAAAGACGGGTCAAGTTCGGTCAGCCCTTGTTTGCTGCTCCAGTGGGTGAGTTCGTAGCGTCCATCTGCCCTGACTGGGAATCCCCGCTCATCTGTTCTCTGAACTCTTGAGCCATCTGATCCATCCAGTCCTGCGGGATTGGCTGAGTAGCGTTTGCCTGACTCTGCGGATTTGATGTGCTCTGCGAGTCTTGCGTCTGCTTTGGCCTGTGTGGCACGAAGCCGCCCTTCCCGAGTAAGTCCTGAAAAAACTTCGCGCTGCCCGGTCCGTAACTGTTGTCCTCTATCACTGCCATCTTCTGCCTCCAGTTTGGTTGATTCAAGTAGTTCAGACCTGAACTTGAATCCATCCAGCTTGTATTTTCCGTCATGCTTATCTGCTACATCTTTGATCATTTGGTGGAACTCTGTGTCACTCACCGGATTATCGCCGAAACGAGTGAAGTTACCTATTGCCATCATATTGCCGCGAATAGTGGCCCCCTCTACCATCTGAGGGAACTGTTGCTGCAATGCCTCGTACAAGCCGTCAATATTGCCTTCTACCGCCGTTACCGCTGTGAAGTGAGAAGCGTCTTCATGCTTTGAATCAAAGGTGTCGTACACCACCACTTCTTTTTGTCTCAGCACCCCGCCGAGAGCCTGAATGGCTTCCCTTACTTTGGTGTACGACTTCAGGGCAGGGTTCTTGAACACTATGTCCGTAGACGGGTTGATCCCTGAGCCGTATGCCCCCTTAATATAAGAGATCGTGTAATCTCTGCCCTCTTTAAACCCGAACTCCTCAAGAACCGGCCCAGCAAACTCTTTCATCATCAGGCCGGTGATACGGTACTTGTCGCCCTCAGGCATTGCGGACCACTGGGCGTCAGCTGCTGTATCGTCTGGATTAGGGGCAACTTCTATGTTTCCGCCTACACCAATACTGTTTACGTTCTTATCATACGACTTCTTAGGAGTTTCGTCAAGCCCTACACCTTTTTGATCGGCGATCTCGGCAGATACAGTCTTACCTGCAGCCTTGGATCTCCCAGCCATAGACAGGATGTCGTTATCGGTGAGCTCCAGCTTGAATCCGATATTACGCATCAGGTTTCTGACGGCAGCCAGAAGTCTGGATACTGGCCCAAGTCGCTGCTCCGCATTTAGTCCAGCCAGCGTAGCCAGATACTCGTCAGCAGCCTCAAGACGTCCAGCAAACGTATCGGTGTTAATGGGTGCTATCTTGGCCTTGGCCCTAACAGAGTTTAGACTAGGGAGTCCAGCTTCTATTGTAGATTTGTTGGCAGCATAGACAGCAGACAGTTGCAGGTTCAGCTTATCTCCAAAGAGAGACCGCAATCCCCTGTGGCTCAGTTCGTGGGAGAAGACATAGGACAACCTGCTTTGGTTGCCCATGGTGATATTGGCAATAGCATTGGCGAAGATGTGGATCTGGCCAGTCTTGGTGTCGTAGAAACCTTCAGCCATATCTCCAGACATACTGGACTTGAGTGGCTTGCGGTCAACCAGCGCAGAATTGCTCTCGTTCATTTCAGAGGAGCTATCCCAGATATTGATGCCAGCCTTGCCCTTGGCCCACTCTCTCAGCTTCTGAGAGTTAAGAGTCGCAAGAGCGCGCTCCTTGGCCAGCTTGGCTCTGAACTGGTTTCTGGTGTAGGTGCGGTCTTTCTTGTCTCCAGCCACAGACCACTTATTGGATCTGACATCGGTATCCTTGACATCAGCCAGTTCAGCCTCTTGGTTATTATCGTTGGCGTCCATGCCCCAATCAGTGGGGGCTTCGATACCATCAGTCTTGCTCTTGGCCACCGTGTCTCTGGCTTCAGACAAGTTAGTCTCAAGGTCTTTTATATACCCTGCGTCACGGTTTTTGTCCTTGGCCTTTTGTATTTCTCGCTTCAGGTACGGTATGGCATCTTGCGCTTCAGCCATGGCCACCATTCTTTTAGCGGTGTTCTTGTCTTTGGCCTGTACCGATACCGTGTCACCGCCTTCCGTCTTTATCTGGAATGGCTTGCCAGCCGATTTAGCGACCTCAGCCTTGGCATCAGGCACGGGTTTAGATTTAACTTCCTTGACGGCCTCAGCAGGAGCTGGAGCTACCTCTTTTTGTTTAGCCTTGTGGGCTTCTGCTGACTTGGATATGGCGGTCTTCTTTGAGGGCTTCTTAGGAGCAGCTACCTCCGGCGTAGACTCAACCGGAGGCGTTACAGTTTGTGCACTTGGCACATCAGCTGGTGCTGCTTTACTTCTTACCGCCTTTTTTGCAGGGGCCTTTTTCTTTTCCACCGAAGGGCTTGCCTCCGGGGATTGCTGGGGATACACCACCTTTTGCGAAGGGGTTGGGTTTGCCTTTTCCTGCTGCGATTGGGAATCCGCCTTTTGCCATGATGAGTCTCCTTTTTGTTTATATCCCTCAACACCCACAACTTCTTTGGTGGATGGTGTCGGTGCGCTCGGGTCTACGATAGGCTTGGGGGCCATCTTGGCTTCAAGCTGAGACTTGGCGTGCTCCAGCCGCAACCGCTCGATCTCGTTCCTCATTGCCACGTTGATACTCTTCTTGGCGGCATTGTAACTGGCATCAGGCATAGAACCAGATTGGTGATCTGCGTCAATCTGCTGCAGTCGTGCTGACAACGCATCCCAGACAGGTATGGCCGGTTGCGTCGGTGCTACTGTTGCGCTGCCATCTTTCGCTGGCCCGTTATGAATAGTCGTGTCAGCTGTGTTAATGGCCATCTGACGGGGGTCAGCGTTGGTTACCTGTAGTTTATCGGGAGTCCCTTTAGCTTCCGGTATGGCATTTATCTTCGCTGCCGAATTAGGTATGGCCTGCCTTTGTGCCATCTGTGCGTTAAGAGCTTCAATGGGTTGCTTGAGTTGGTCAGCCATTCCGCTTCCGGCCAATGCGTTACCGGCCGGGTCAACCATTATAGCGTTGTTGCGCTTAGGGGCTGGCAGAGCCAACTGGGCGGGGACATCCTCATACTCACCGTCTATGGTGTCTCCTAGTATGTCGGCATCAGTTAACTTGATGGGCTGCATCACGTCTTTTGCTGATGGGGAGATAGCAGCTGATTCGCCCCAAACACGGGACTTGTCGCCAAGCAGCGGGTCATAGCCTATCTGCAACATGTCAGTGTCAGGGCCAACCGGTTGCTGCCTGATCTTGGCACCACGTTGAGCAGCCAATGCGTCAACCTCGGCATCAGTCAGATTCTTTGCTTCAGGCCACTGCTCACGGGCAGCTGCACGTAACTGTTCTTGGGTAAATGGGGAGTCCTGCTTATCTTGTTTGGCAGCCAGATGCTGGTAACCACCACCACCTACGCCCATAAGTCCGCCAGTGATAAGGCCTTCTGCACCAGCCTCAAGCATACCATCGGTGTACTGCTTGCCAGTGCCAAGATTCTCAGCACCTTTTTCCCACATAGACTGGGGCATCTCTTCAATAGCACCTTCGGATACACCCCCTTGGATCATGCGGGTAGCAAGTGATTTCTTCTTGTCTCCGATAGCTGCCTTGTTGATGAGCGAGGCTTCTACATCATCCCATCCAAGTTTCTTTTGCAGCTTTCCTGAAGCGGCACCTATAACGCCAGTACCTACGCCACCCAATACTGAAGCGGCGGCCTGACCGGCAGTAAGAAGGCCCTCAGCATTCTGCTCACGCATGCCCTCGGCCAGTGACCCAGCAGAGTAAGCCCCTTCGCCAAGCGCGGCTGCTCTGTACGCATTTGCAGCACCTCCTACCAGCTTGGGAGCAACCTTGGCAGCAACACGGCCTATTCCTGCCCCGCCCAACATTGAAGGAGCCGATTCTATGGCACCGTGCAAAGCAACAGACGGACGATCTATTAGGGCCTTAACTTTTCCGCCGAACCCTTTGGCGTCTGCCACATACTGATTGGCAGCCTTTTGCTCAGGGGAATACATATCGTCAAGCAGGGTCTGGGTCTGTTTCAGCTGAATGGGAGTATAGTCTTCTATAGCCTTGCCGACGTGACCACCTGTGGCTATGTCAGCGATACCTACTCCAGACTGGACCAGACCGACAGCGCCCTTGACAGTAGAGACAGCCGTATCCCCCAGAGCACGACGGGCAAAGGAGGAAGTTTCTGGGGCTGGGGGTCTGTTTTGCGTGAGATGCTTGACTATGTCTGAACCGCTGTAGCCAGCTTTGCGTGCCCCAGCTACATCGAACCCTTCGCTCTTCCCAAGGTAGTCTGCTATGTGGTCGTCAGAATATCCTGCTGCCTTAGCGCCTTCATAATCGAAGCCCATAGTTTGTGCTCCCACAAGTTATTTTTTTGTCTTGAAGCTGTCCAGAGAAGGAGCCCCAGCAGGCGGGGCTTTAGCTGGCTCTTCTCCGCCACCCAATGCTGCAAGCTGGGCCTTGTACTTATTGTGGTTTGCTATAGCAGCATCCCTTTCTGGTCCGGGCATCATTGTTGCCAATTCTTTTGAACCAGACTCTACCAGAGAGCTCAGGGCTTTTATGGAGTCGGACCGCTTGGCATCCTTGCCGGTCTGTTGATCCAGCGCCATCTTCTTGTTTGCCACAGAGGCAGTCATGTCTGCTGTATACTTGTGAGTAGCAGCTGTCTTGTCTGCGCCGTAGAGCTGTGAAGTAGCTGCGTTGTTGTGGCCTTCAAGGGCATTGTTAGACTGGTACATATCTACTCCACCCTTATTGCTGTTCATGGCTGCGTCCTGCTGTGCCTTGAACTGGGTGAGAGCGTTTCCTAGCTTGGACTCATGCACGGCCTTCGCTGCCATAGCGTTCTTGTAGCTAGGGTTGTTCATGTTAGCCTTACCCACAAATGCAGCGTCCCTGATACTCAGCTCAGGCAGGACCGGTCCACCTTGGTAATTGGCAAGTAGCCTCTTGGCCATGGCAGCTGCGTCTTCCCTGACAGGGCTATTGAAGGTGGGGCGATTGACGGTATCCATCTTAATGGCTGGGTTATTCTGGCCAGCGGCATAGGCTGACTTCTCAAGTGCGTCGTCTTTTTCTGTCTGGGCCCACGCTGCTGCGTCTTTGTCTACCGGTGGTACTGCGGCAGGGAGAGCTGGCTTTTGTTGAGCGGTTGCGGCTGGGGCTTGAGCCGGAGCGGCAGCGGCAGGTGCGGAAGCGGTAGGCACGAACCTAGACATTGGTCGCTGGTCGGCTGGCAAGGCATAGTATTCTCCTTTAGACATGGTCCGCCCAGAACGGTCAGGGCCCGAGTACGGGTTGTCTGCGGTTGCCGTACTTTCGTTAGCCCCAGATTCTGTGCCATCGGCATCTGGGACCAAAGCCCCAAACCAGCCGCCTTTAGCGAAGCCCAGTGCATTGGCCTTAGCTGCAGCCCCAGCGTCTTTCCTACCTTGACTGTCAGTATTCCCAGTCTTGGGTCCGACTACTGCGGGGACACCTTTCATCTTCTTGGCCTGTTTAACGAGCCGATCAAAGAAGGCGGCCCCGTATATGTCAAGAGCCTCAGTAGGGATAATGTACTCACCCTTTTTGGCTTTGATCAACGTATCGTCAGCAACCTTGTCGTTACGTTTTCCGGGGATGATACCTGCTTTGGACTTGGGAGGCTGTCCGCCAGCTGCCAGTCCGGGAGTGCCAGTGCCGTTGAGGCGCATTTGTTTGAAACCTTGATCAGTCAGGGCTGCTGCTTGGCCACTCATGCCGACAGGCTGGTTGTAGTCGGTTGTCGGTGCCGAGTAATGCTGTATCTCCCCCATACCCCTAGTGGAAGTAATGGCTGGCCGAGTTGGAGTAGAGTCTGGGGTGCCACCTACCCATCCTGTGTTGCTGGATGAGACACCAAACTTGGCCGCCTCAGAGGGGCTGTAGCCGTTCTTGGTTGCGTTATCCATAGCCGTGATAGAGCTGTCGTCCAGCTGTATAGATCCGTCTTTATTGATTCCCATTGAGTACCTCCAAACATGTTGTCAGCATAATACTTCCTTCTGGGGTGTAACATCAACCATTATCAAGCTGGGGCTATACCGTTATCAATAGCGTACCGCTTATCGGCAGACTTCGTAGAGATGTCACCATCGTAACTCGTACCAGCAGAGCCACCGAACCCGAAGCTGGTAGAACTAGATACGCTGTTCATAGCAGAAGCGATCATCTGCATAGCAGATTGCGAAAGCCCCTTGAGTGTTTCTATTTGAGCTGTTGCCTCACGTAATGAGGCTTCTATTGCTAGGCTTGCAGCCTTGCCAGCAATATCTCCCTGCACCCCCATAGCTTTTAACTTCAGCTCTTCTGGAGTTGCTGACGCCTGTACCGCTGCTCCAGCTCCTGACACTGCGGCTGAGTAGGCTTGAGCCTGCGACTGATTGGAATCGGCAATGGCTTTCATCGGAGCGGTCTGTGCCTCGATCTGTCCCAGATACAGCTTCACCGTGCCATCGTTTGAGGCCACCACCGCATCAACGCGGGCTTTGTCTACCTGTGCCACGCCAAGTAAGCCCTCTACCGTGGTCTTGAAGCCGTCCAGAGCAAGCTGTGCGGTGGTCTTGGCATCTTCAAAGTCACGCAAGGTATTACTATCATGCAGCCTGCCCAACAGATCCAGTAACTGCATGGCGCTGTTCAGGGACTCTTTAACAGAGGTCATCATAATATCAGCAGACACGTCGGTCAGGCGTTTGCTGGATTCGTTGTTCATCTCTGTCTGCTTGGCAAGCAATGCTCCGGGCGGCATATCCCATCCACCAGAAGAGAACTGAGTGGTGATCTCGTTGTAAGCCTTGGTGCGCTCAGAAGCCACACGGCCTTCATGCCGAGCAAACATGGCTGCTTCTGCAGCTTCCACTCCGGCTATGTCAGCAGCAAGGCGGGCTTTAAGGCTTGTCAGCAACGTGTCTGTGAAAGCTACGTTGGTGAAGTCCAACGATGTAGTCGGCGTATCCGGTATCACAATGGACGACAGTTCTGGAACCGCTGTGATAGTGCCGAGCGTTGGTGCGGTGTACCCCGGAATGGCGGTATAGGTCGGAGCTGTTGGAGCCACATAGTCGGCAATGGCATTGAAGTCAAAGGCCGGTACGTTGCCAAGCAGATCAAGCAGGCTTTGTAGCTCACCGCTTACGTTATCGGTGGTGGTGATGACCTTCAGCTCGTTGGTCATCTGCTCAAGGACTTGTGTTGCCCAGACAGCGTAGTTGCCAGCGTCGGCATATCTGGCTTGCAGCATAGCCCACGCCTGCGCTCTGGCGTAGTCTCCAGACGGGTCTACCTCTGGCTGGGCTGGTAATATGGGAAGGGTAGCCATACGTTACTCCTTTAGAAGTGCGTTGAAAGGTCTATCGTGTCGAGTCCGGTGGTATTGACTTCTACCGTTTTGCCAAAAGAGGGGCAGGACACGGTAACAGTTGAGCCCTTAATGACAGCAAGCTGAGCATAGCCAGCAGCGTTGGTTTTTGTGGATATGGTTTCAGTACCGATGATAGCACCTGATATTTCATCTGCCACAGGGTGCGAGGCTGTAACCTGCACACCATCCCAGCCAAGAGTTATAACAGCACCATCTACTGTATTGGTAAGTGTACGAGTTTCTTTACCTGCTGGTGTGCCGTCTATTTTTAAGATCGTCATTGTTATGGATGTCTTGTCTACCAGCAGGCTGACTCCCGCCACGGTGACATACGCAAGCAAACCTACTGACTCTCCGGTGATCTCATTAGTGATGCTTGATACGGCGGTATACATACCGTCCTGCAGAGCAGAAACATCTTCAAGGGAAACACTAAGTATCATATCGTTGCCACTGCGAACCATCTGTACCGTAGCGGTTAATACGTTTGGGTACTGACTATAAATATCCATCTTGCCTGTCCAGTCGTCGTCCAACACTGGGTAGTCGGGGGACGAATACTTGTATGTATAGGAAGAACCCTTTTGCCATATAATACTCATATTTCCTCCATAAACAGCTTTTTCGTTATATCCGTAAATACAAGTGAGTGATTAGAGTCGTCGATGTCAAACGTGGATACGTTTGTTGTGACAAACCTAGTCATATTGAATACAGAAATAGGCACATCAAGATCTGCGATTTCAGGAGTAATTACGATGCTGTCTATATCTACGCCCCCTACACAATCCAATAACAGGGAAGGTAACGCTACCTCCTGAAGCCCAGCATCAGGCTGATCCCCAGCTTCATTAGATGCATACTTGTACGACCTGCCGAAAACGTCGAAATCGGCATATATATGGTATCCGGCAGAAGACAGTCTCATAATACTGCGCTCCACAACGTCTTTGTAGTGTCAGTCGTAACCACCGTCTCGGCCACTGCCTCAGATAAAATATAACCAGTGACATTACTTGGGTATATGCCATGCGGCCCCGTGTACGCACCAACCGCTGTAGCAGTTATAGGACTGCCGACTGGGTTGTATGATATAGTGTTACCAGCAACTGGTTGAAACGTCTTATACACAGCAGCTTGATCACTCTTGCCTTTAATAAGTATATTTGCGTACCCGTTTGCCGCAGACACATACGTCGGGATACATACGTAAAAGCTCCTGTTGGCCGTATCCGCATGCACTGATCCGACATATCCAGATGCGGCAACAGTACCGTACACCATGGAAGTAAATCTATGCGTAAGCGATGAAGTGAGTGACGTAATGCCGTAGTCGAAGTTACCTCCAGTTCTGACTGTGCTGCTATACCCCATATACAGATTCCCATCTGCGCCCACGTCCACGCTTAGGGGGAACGTCAAATTGCCGGACGACGGACCAAGCGACACTTGTGCTAGTACCCCTTCGTCTGCCCCCACTTTGACCACTATAGCCCCCGTCGTAGAGTCCCTTGCACCTGTTATGTAAAAAGACCCATCAGGATTAAGCTTAACACCGTTTGGAGTCCAAGTAGTATTTGCGGACAGATACCGAATCCCAGAGGCAATGCTGCCTGATGTTGTGGTTCTGGCGTATACCCCTTTGTACCCAGCTACAACTATAGATGTGCCGCTGACAGACAACGAATAAGGTACGAAAGGGTTTTGTGAGTTAACAGTAAACGCAGTAGCAAATCTATAGACTCCGCCATTAGTGAGAGATAGAAGAACCGCCGCATCGTATCCGTAGTAGCCGCTGACTAAAATATACAGGTTTCCGTCTGTGTGTATTACGGATTGGACCGGACTGTTGAATGATAGCGTACCGCCTATCGTGACTGGCCTAATTTGTTTCGACCATATCAGGCTACCCTGCTTGTTATACTTGAACACTTGCACAAAATAATAATAGCCTGTTCCGGGGTTGGCACTTAAACTTATATAGCAGTTGTCGCTGTCGTCAACTGCCCCAGCTCCAATTTTTGCGTTCTTATTATACCCCGAAATATCAAACCTTTTTTTCCACAGGAGGTTTCCGTCAATATCCCTGAATACTGCCACAGACTCGTATGCGCTATCGATGTTGCCAATTGACCACGATAGTACGTTCCCGTTAGCAGATACAGCCATGTTAGATTTTTGCTGAGATGGCTGGGGGTATGTGTAAGATGAATAGTAGTCTGCAGACATCCAGAAGTTAGGCTCTTTTGGTGCCGAAGCTGCTGCTAATATAATATCCTTAATACTCACTTGAGATCCTTGCCTACAACAAAAGCCATCCAAGTAGCCCCGCCGTCAGAAGTTAGAAATCCCAGCATATCCTTGCCGGAGGTGGTCAGCCCCGGACTAGCCCCAGCGGGCCACTTAACCCCAGAAAAAAATGTGACATTGGTGGCCGGATTTATGAGTGTCAGCATGAACGTGGACACCCTTCCTGCCGCCGGAGCATTTATTACAGACAAGGTGGTTGCACCGCTTATGGTCTTGGTGAAGCTGTTGCCAAGAGACAGGTCGATCACGTTACCGGCAAGCACCACGTCTGTTTCAGATAATCCAGCGCCAAAGTGTTGTTTGCCAAAATACTCATTGCTGCCAAACCCCGTGATAGTCCTTCTGCCAGTCATGTCATTCAGTATTCGTATACCCATATCACGACTCCTTTGTCACCACGCCGTCAGCCCCCATATATTGGTTGGCAGAGTCGATGTTTTTTACCCTGTAGAAGTAAGTGTTTGTAGAGTGCAAGTACATACCCATCCAGCTACCAGCCTCATTTTGAGTATCCACCACGATAGAGTTGTTACCATCAAAAATCTCAAGCTGGGCTTTACCGCCATGCGAGATGTTATGGACCACTGCCTCAAATCCTACGTTTGGTTGCAGATTAAGGTATTCATTCGGGGCTACAGAAGTAATTCCTGCGTTGTAAACACTTGCATATATCATGACTAAAGCTCCTTTATAATACTGTGCCTTTTGACATCCTTATCTTGGGTGTGACGGAAACCACTGCACCTTCAGTCGTTATGGCCTGCGGTGTAGTCAGCTTGCCAGCCCCCACCAGCAACCCTTGGGCATTCAGGATATATGATCCGTAAATATGTGTGGCCCCAACAAGCTCACCACCAAACGTAAAGGCTCTTGCAGTGGATTTAGAAGTCGCTATTCCGGCATCGTTGTATACCACCCATGCACCGTAAACTAATGGTTGGGCTGCGTAACCAACTGCATTTGCCTCAAAAAAATCAGACACAACACTTGCGTCGGTTGGAGTCACATCGTTGGTGAACAGATGTAAAGTCATCCCGCCACCGCCAGTTGGCAGCACGCCGTTTGTGATCCTACTTAGGAAATCCATCGCACCAACGTCAGTTAGCGTCATAACGCCCATATCACCTCTCCTGTGTCGCCATGAAGTACGACAGCCCGTAAACAGGCAAAACCATCTTCCAGTCAGTGTTGCAAACGAGTAGGGCTACATGGAACCCCATACACATGCGGCACTCAACCATGTGCTTGTTGTTGCCTATCCTTAGCATCGGGGTTTTACTGATAAACCAAAGCCTTAACGGCTCAAACAAACTGCTTGAAGCTATAACAAAAGTTATTGCATAAGCAGTAAGCGACTGCGTAATAAGGCCACCTATCACTTTACAGCTCCTCCACCACAGCATGGCTTGCTCTGTATTGTCCTTATCTCCTGCTCCTCTGTATGTCCGTCCTCAAAGGTTATTTTAACTTTCTGCGTGGTGAACGCTGGCAGTCCATCTGCAGACGGTGGTGTTGCCCCAGTCTGAGGCTGTACGTTTTGCAGCGGTGGTGGGCTGAACGCCTGTTGATTGAGTGAGATAAATTTAAGATATGCTTCGGCAACCGGAAGTTCCGGGAATGTGGCAAGACCGCATGACACCATGCCTGCCTTTTGGGCGAACTCAAGTGGTGAGTGCGGCTGGCAGCCATCAGCTACACAGGCGCTGGCGTATTCATTATAGTCAAAACGGTTACTTAATTTAATCCAAATGTTCATCCTCTGCCAATTATTGTTCATCATGGTCAATAAACTCCTATAGGATAATACAGCATTGTCCCTTGCTGTGGGCTTACATTGTTTTTTGCAAGTGACGCTAAGACCATCTCGTCAATAACGGGAGACGTGTCTAAGGCATACCCTCCTGCACGCTTTGCAACCAGAAACTGCCAGACCTCACCAACCTTCGGGTGCTTCACAAAAGATCCTACCGGCAGCGGATCAACCGTTATCGCTGACGGGGCGAATGTCGAGTTTATTGCTGGCAGCGTATTTGCATCCCAAGACAACATATACCTGCTTGCTGCAGCGCTCTCCCATAACGGATCTTTCTGTAGCCCCCTGCACCACGCTGGGTAAAAATAGTCTCTGCATCCTCCGTCAGCCTTTACAAAATTATCATCAAATTCAGGATTACCTCTATAGCTATAATGGCCGTGGTATCTAAGCTCATCATCCCAAGGTATAGCATCACTTGAGGATACCGGCATCAAGTCTATAATAAGTTCCAAGTCAGGTATACCAGTGTACTGAGGATCAAATAGTGACCCATGATCTTTAGCAAACTCGTCCATGCCTGTTAATGGCTGGTACTGCGAAGTAGCTATAAGTCTCTTTATTCCGTCTTTAACTAGAAACCACTCTTCCTTACATAGACAAGTCCAATTCCTTTTTGCCCCTCCATATAATTTTATACTACCAACAGACTCTGTTTGCCAAGGATCTTTAAATGTATTTGTGCTGCTTGTTGATACGTCAAATTTTACTGTTTCAGTATTTTGCCTATATAGACATACTCCATAACGAAGATCTAAATAATGTAGCGTCGAAGCAATAATTGTGCAGTCCTCTTTTACCTTATAAGAGCGCCCAGTAGATCCAACATCAAAACACCAAAATGTTCCGCCTTCAGCCATATACACTTTTGTAGGAGTTGGTGCCGTTACATTAAGTGATGCCGACGCGCTGAATATCCTTTTTGTGTCCATTATAGGTATTTGCACACCAGCTAAATTGGCTATATAGTCAGTGGATATATTGTGACCCAGTATGGATGCGTCAGATCCGTCAGCAGCAGAAAAACATTCGCCCTCGCCTGTAGGCGTAGACCCCGGTTCTAGGCATGTGAACTTAGTACATAGTGTGGGCCAATCGCAATTCATGGGCACACCCACTTGGAAGCTGACTTATACATAGGCAAGAGAGTATAACCCTCACCGTTCTCCAGTACATCAGTTGGTGGTGGTGGCGGAGAACCGCCCCGATCTCCAGCATATGAGCCCGCTAGTGGCGTCTCATAAGGATATCCGAGATTAGTATAAAACCAGCCCCATGCCGCATAGCTTTTACGTGTTTGCGATATTTGCTCACTTGTGGCGTACCCATTCGACTGGCTCCAGAAAAATTTACACGTGGTATCCATCGAGTAATGATTCCCGCAAAAAGGCCAGTCGGCTGGGAAAAAGTGGCCGAACTCGTCACAGCAACTATATCCTGTGCAGCCAAAATACGTGAAGCCTGTCTCAATCCATATTCCATTAGGCAGCCTTGCCTTCCATATAGCTGTGCCACCGCATGCGTCCGTAGCCGTGATTGTTCCGGCTGCTGTGTCATCTCCGTCCATAGCGCATGGTGCCTCAGTGACAATACCGTCTACCACCGTAAACCCAGAGTAGGTTATCTTGATCTCTCCCTCACCGCCAGTAGTGTTTATAAAAACGCCTTGGCCTATCACTATGGTTTCTGTTCCACCTACAGCCACAAGTGGTTGCGGAGTATACTGCTCTGGATCATACAATACATCGAAATCGCCCCTGAACACTTTTACTCCAACGGAGGTAGCCGACTTAGCCGTAGCTGTTGCAAAAGCAAAACTTATTTCCGCCGATATGAGGCTGTCGCCCTTATACTCAAAAAAATCATTACCCTCGTACGTCGCCGTGAAAGACCCTCCAGAACATACTGCATCAGGTTCGGAATACACCCCATAAGTGGCTTCCTTTGCAGTCATGGTCCCAGATACCGATATTTTGTTCCCATTCGGGCAAACAAATTCTGTCCCGCTGGCATTCCCAAACCAAGGTAGACCTTGTCTGCCGGTGTTGTATTCTGCTATGAAAGACCATCCATTTACTACCCCTCCACCCTTCCAGAGCATTGTGTATATGCCTTTATCGGTAGGATAGTTCTTTTCAAAAACAAGTGTGACGCCGGTATTGTTGTACAGGTAATCAGTTTTTTCAGACTCTTCGTCTGCGTCTATTCTGTAGCCGTCAGAAAAAATGAAGATGTATTTAGGCACCTCATACCTGTCTGACTGCGTCACAATCCACACTATGCCTTCATTATCCTGCATTGCCCCAAGTACCAAGCATCTATCTTGACCGGATCTGGGCCAGTTATATTTGGGAGCCGCCATAAACAATACGCCGCCCTTATATATATTTGGAGTGAACGAAGTATAGTAATACGTGTCCTCTACTATTCCGGGGGAAGTGGTTTCTTGATCAACAAAACCATTTATGTATGTGTCGCTGCCAAGTCTGAAGTGTCGTGACGGAGTACCCTTCCAAGATAAAAGCACCGACTTGCTATCCGTCTTGTCGTTATGCCAATACAGGTTCCCGTAGTTGCCCTCCTTAAGCATAAAACGCCCAGCCATAGAGTCGCCTGATTTTGTAAGTCCAAACGAAGCGTTGTCACTATCTACTAGGGGATATATGTAATTGGTGACAAGCGGCTCTTTTCCATCTCTCCAGCCGCCAGACACACCGTACAACTCAGTCTTCCATTCTTCCCCGTCCTTGTGGGATATGATATGCACGAAACCTTGGCGCGGGTGCAACATAACCCCGCTTATGCTTATCATTGGGGTGGTGACTGGAGTTGATGACGATGTTGCAGGAACCCTCACATAAACGTCTTCTTTATTCCCACAGACATTGCAAAACACCTCTACGCCGTTTGGCAACTGATACGTGCCGTGGAAGATGGTCAGCCCTTTGTTTGCGTCCTTCAGCCTCCTTAGACATGACATGGCAGCACCACGATACAGTGCTTCTTCATACCCCATGCCCGGAGTAGTAGGGGTGGTTGCCATTACCGGCGATTACCTGACTCAAACACAATACGGGCTTCTTCCATCCTAAACCTGCCAGCACTGACGTTAAACTGAAACGACACCTTGCTTCCCACTGTCCCTTTTGGAAGTTTGATCCTGCGGTTCTGGACGACACCCAGATCAGAGACTCCCAGAGTCCAGCGGATAGGCTCTTCTGGGTCTGTCTGGTCACGGCAGACAATTTCCATGTCTCCAGTTAGTTCTCCGGTGAAGTACAGGTCGCTGAAGGACTTTCTGCCGTCTGACCCAAGGTAGGCGTAGGGCAGTGTAACAGAGCTTGCTACAGACTCGTTCTGGGCAGTACCGATTGACTGTAGCGTTGAGCCTGTTGCGACATAGGCGGTATCACCACGTTGGCAGATTCCGGCTACTCCACCAGCTCTCAGCATGACGGCTTTGGTGGTGAAGTCATATTCTAGGCAGATGTTGTTGCCATAGGCCAGATACTTGCCACCCGCAACGACAGCACCAGCATAGGTGTCGTTCAGCAGGTCTACATGTTCAAGGTTGCTCTCTGTGAGGCGAGATATAGATCCGTCTTGGGCTGCCATGTAGATGCCGTCAGCACAAAGGAAGACATGTCCATGGCCCAGAGCCTTACTGATGAACCCGCTGTAGAGGGTGTTGTCAATAAAGGCACAGGGGTAGAACTTCTTGATGGTCTGTGGGGCCATTGGATCTCCGCCCAGATACAGGCTTATTCCTTCGGCGTGAGCCACCACAACACAGCTAGGAATAGCACCGGCCCGTAGGCAATCAAACTGATGCCCAATGAATCCATCGCCGATGTCCCACAGGTCATAATGATACCCCTTTGAATAGGTGAGAAACTTGCCTTTGTGCCCGTAGATCCGTGACCCAAGAACGAACCCGCCATCAAATACCGGTTGGCCTGCGTAGGCGATTGAGTCGTCAGGATCTGGGTTGGTTCCGACTGTCGCTTCGGCCACCGCACCTGTCGGGTGTGTCGACTTGTAGACTTTGCTGGATGTTGCCAGCCTGACATCAACAGGGGTGTGAATCATTGGACCAGCCACCAAGGGGAACCGTGTGACGACTGGGGTAGTGCCACCAACGTATTCATAGGTGTTGATGCTGTCACTGAAGAACATGCGCTGTCCAGATGATACCGACGTGATCGGGTTGGTATGCGTGACCACTGGGACGAGAGCAGGTATTTTTTCAATGGCTCCATCGTCCGTTGTCGTGGTGTTAGCACAACCTATCAACTGGGTTTCTCCTGTCTCAAAGTTGTGACCTTGAGTGGCTACCGAAGAAGAGTCAGTGTAGCCAAGGCATTTCTTGAATAGGATGGCTTGTGACATCAGGACACCAGATGGTTAATTTTCTTAGGGCGTACTCTGTTTTCTGTCCGCTTGATCATCTCTTTGTCCAGCTCATACAGCTTTTTGTAGAGCTCTGATTTTGTAACACTCTGGGTCTCAGTGTCTGGACGTGCAAATGCCAGATGCAGCATGCCGTTAAAAATACGTTGCTGGTATTTGACTGGGAGCTCTAACGAGGCAGCCGAGGTGACAGAATTAAGAGGCAATCTGGTGGTCACAACCTTGATAATCCCGTCTACTGACAACTCCTTGTCGAAAGCGTAAAGACCATCGGAATTCACGGGTGCTACAACGCTTGGCAGGCCAACAGAAGGAACTGGCCAAGCATTGATGTCAATTAAGTCCTGAAGTGACGCACGCACGCCAAGAGGCGTATTCCCGTCAGCATAGATAAAAAAGGCGCTTTCCAGCTCTACTGACAGGCTTTCAAGCTGCACAGTTTTGTCTCCAGCCACCACAGCTACCTCACATCCTTCGCTTGTAGCATCGTGGATACAGCGGCACTCTTCAGCTATCTCGTACTGCACCGCTTCGGCATAGAAGAGTATTTCGGTGTCACTCCACTGACTGCTGGAGCTGGCACCAACAACGTCGTCAAGACGATAGCGCATTTTAGTGATCAGCTCTTTGCCTGTCATTTTGTTTGCTCCAGAGCGGCGATGATTTCTTCAGAGGTTACTTTGAAACCGGCTAGATCAGATACGGTCCCGATCTTGGGCATGGCCGGTCTTCCAGCTGTGGGACGATTAAAATCTTCCACCGGTATGGAGTGGACGGCACGCATAATTGCTACAGCTCTGTCAAACTGGTCAGGCGCTTCAGCCTCTTGCTCCTCGCCTTCCGAAAACACCATGTACTTTTCATCTGACTCAAGGTGCCGGTGGGACTCGTAGGGGTAGCAGACTCCGTTTGACTTACGCATGATATACTTGGGCATCTCTTTCCACCTCTTGATGAAGCGGGGGTTTTTAGGCCCCCGCAACGGTGTTAACCAATCAGATACAGGGTCACTTCAACAATAGGGTTGACCGTGTTGCTGGCGGTTGCGGTAACGAATGAAAGAACAGCGGTGTCTGCGTTTGCATAGGTGACTGTGTTGGCCATGGAGCCGTTAACAGCGCCTGCAGTCTTGGCAGTGGTTGCAGCAACGCAGGTCGTGCCAGATGCGCCACCCACGATCAAGGCAACAGTACAGGTGCCGGATGCGTTGGTAGCAGGAGTAATGACGCTGACTGAGCCACCAAGAATAGTGGTGCCAGCCGGGATGTCAGCGAAGGTCACGTTGTCAGTGTTGCCGATGGCGAACAGGGTGAGGGCAGTACAGTCTACACGGAATACAGACTTACTGATCCGAGCTGACACTGACTGGGGAGTCAGGTTGAATTTGGATGCTACGGTGACGGCGTTAATAGCCATGAGAGTTCTCCTTTGCTATATAGCCCCAGCTGCTACACTGGGGCTGTTAAGGTTATTATGCACGGGCGGCCAGACAAGCACCCAATACTTCTTGCTTGACTGATTTGTAACCGTACACGGTCAGGCCCTTCATCATCTTGCCAAAGCCGAATGGGTTGGATACCATTTCGGTGTCGGTCAGCTGGGTAGCGAAAGTCATACCCAGTTTGTGGCCGAAGGGGATGATGGTACAAGGCAGAGCCGATGTTGCAGCACTGGTTGATGTTGCGTGGGTAGGCAGGTTGTTGGACACGTACAGGGTGAATTGACCCAGACGACCAATCTTGCCATTCTCAAGCACGCCTTGGTTGGAAGGAGATCCACCACCATCAGCACGACGCAGTTCTGAAGTCTGCAGGGTGTAGGAGAACCAAGTAGGAACCAGCATCCAGCGGCTGCTGTCCTGTGGAGTATCCTGCTCAGTCAGGACTGACTCAGCTGCCATGATCATGTCGATTGGATCGACTGCTGCCAACGTAGTAGAAGCAGCACCACGGTTTACGATGCCAAGACCCTTGGTTGCATCAGAACCGCCCAGCATATAGTTGCCGGAGATCCCGCCAAGACCAGTAGCTGCAGCACCACGGTTGTATGCAGAGGTGTTGGTAGCGATGTTGGTCTTGAAGACATCAGTAAGGAACGCAGTTTCAATCTGGATCTTCAGCTGCTCTGCAGCATCTGCGGTCCACTTCTCAAACTGGTTGATGTCCTGCTGAACTTCGGTCACCTTCTCGATCTTGAAGGCATAGTATTTTGCCTTGTTGATCTCCAGCATGATGCTGGGGGACTCTTGGGTTTCAAAGACCAGATCCTGACCAACAACGTAGTCACGGATAGTCATGTCAGGAACGGTACGAATAAGCACCTTGTCGCCAAAGCTCTTGATCTGACCTTCGTAGTCAGTGTTGGTGATCTCGCTCAGGAAGGTCTTCTTGTAGAACTTGATCAGAGTCTTTTGGGCGTAGATGAGCGGGGTCATCGTGTTGGTAGAAGTTGAGCTATAATCTGGGTATCCCGCTACCCGCCCAAGCTGGGTCGATCCTGCAATCTGAACTGTTGCCATTGGTAATATCCTCTCTACGTCATCACGACGTAATGGTTATAGAAACGCTCTATCTCACGACAGTGCTTGTGTTTCTTTTGATTATGCGGAAATCCGCCCTTCTGAATATGCAGCCATAATATCAGCATCTATGGCAGCCCACTGATCAGGGGTATAGAGTCCACGACGGTTGCGATCAAACGCTTCGGCTACATCTGATTCCCGCCACATTTTAGGCTGGGACGATGCTGGGGTGCCGACTCCTGATCCTCCGGGTGTAACTAGATGCTCCCTTGGGTCAGCCTGCTTCTGCATGTGTGCCGCCTTGAACCGGTTAAACAGCGCCACCATAGAGTTCATGTTGTAGGTTGCGTTGGCTTCCTGAAAGATGGTTGAGTAGCTTTTACCACTCAGTTCTTCTGAATTGGACTCCAAGAAGCTGTCCCATTCAGGTCGCTCCATCATGGACCGCCAATCACCCACATGAGCTTTTAATTCTGCTTGGAAGGTATCCGAGCGGGTATTGGCCTGATCAGCTGCTATTTCCTTCACGCTATCTGCCATGCCGGTTAACTCGCTGATTCTCGACTCTAACTGAGACACTTTCTGCCCGTACTTTGCATCAAGGATGCGTTGCACAATATCTACAGTGTCTGAGCCATACTCGTCAGATAACTGGCCGATGACGTCAGGGGATTCAGGCTGCTGGGTCTGAGGCTGCGCTACCTGAGAGACCAACACATTCATCCTGTCGAACAGCTCCCTGTTCTGGGCCATCAACTCATTTATCTGCTCGTCCTTCTTCCTGAGCATGCCGTCCAAACTCTTCCAGCGGTGGTAGTAATCGTCCTTATTATCCACTTGTTGCGGTAAAGACTCTGGTTGCCGCTGGTCGTCTACGACCTGCTCTGCACCTTGGCTGGGATCTTGCTGCTGGCCATCCGGTTCGGCTGTCATTGCCGACTGCATTGCTGCCAGTTCCTGCTCTGCCCGCTCTATAGGTGATAATACCGCCATGTCCTACTCCTTCTGTGCCTGCTCTATGGCTAGGCCGTGTGATTGCCTGCTCTATGGCTAGGCTAAAATGACTTGCTCATGTTTGGCTTGGGGCGCTCAATCCGGTCTATCTCTGATCGTGCCCCTGCGATGATACCCATCAGTTCTTCTAGGAGCTGTGCCCGCCCCTGACGCCTGAGAAATTCATCGTGACCGCAATGACGCAATTCTTGGTCTGTCTTGTTCAACAACAACTGCAAATGCTTATCAAAGAACGTGTCCTTCATCTGCCGTAACTGCTTGAGTAACCCGACAGTTTCTTCTGGTGATAAATCTGTGATCATTCAGGGCTCACCGGATTCTGGTTGTTGGACACCCCTTCCTGATTCTGGAACATGTTGGCAGCCTCGCCTCCGGCTGGATCACCGTGGGGGTCTAGGCTTGGCTGGCCCGCTTGGGGGGCCACACCTTTGCCTTGTCCGGGGTTTTGGCCTTGGGCCATCAGATCTGCCTGTTGTTTTTCTATCTTGGCCACCAGCTCTTTCAGTTCGTCCTTTAGGGGCACGACGTCTTTAGCCCGTATTTCTGTGGCGTTGATGGATTCTGACAGTAGCTTGGCTCTACCTTCGATGCCGATGATCTGCATGTCAGTCGGGTTGTTAGTCTGGGCCAGAAGCTGGGTGAGTTGCTGCTGACGCTGGTTCTTCTGAAGCAGTGCGCTTGAGCCACGGACAACGATCTTGCAATCACGCTTGATTGATTCGTCATCGCTGTAGGCCATGTTGTAGTCATACAGGCGACGGAGAAGGGAGCTGACCATGGTGTCTATATGGGATACGACTTCTTGGACGCCACGGCTGGCATTGTCCATAAGGGCCTGCAGACCTGATGCGGTTGAGCTTGCGTCTCCGGGGTTAGATCTTCCGTTTGCCCAGCGGGGAATGCCGGTCTGGTCTTCAGCCTGTGTGCTGAAATGGTCAAACACCCTAAGCAGGGGCTCTACAATACAAGGAGGAGTTGTGAACCTGACCGCTGGAGCATCATTCATCTGCCCGTTGGTGGTGGGCCAGATCTTCCATGGGTGGATGTTCTCGTCTTCGTCGCACCGATCAGTGTTAACCTCAACTTGTGGACCAGAAGCGATACCTGCGTTGTTTACGATGGAGCGGGCAAGTGAGTTACAGACATTCTGGACATCACTCATAAGCTCAGGGACGCCTCTTCCCCAGAAGCTGCCGGGAACACGCTCCCAGCTATCAACGCTGTAGGGCTTTTTGCCAAGCTGGTCAGGGTTAATAATGGCCCTGATGACGTAGTTGCCTACCTTCCACGCGTTGACTTCGTAATCAATCAACGGGTCTATGTCGCCTTTCATGCCCCATTCTGCCAGCATTGAGCCTTGGACAGAACCCCAGAACTCTAGGGCTTCTATCTTGTCTCCGGCCTGCTTATACAAGTTTGAACTTCCGGAGAACTCGATGGGGGCACGCTCTGCATCAATGGACAACAGATTGGAGAGTCCGGTCCCGTAATCTTTCAGCACCTGTCTAATGTTCTCTTCGGAATAGCCGGGGACCCCAATCATTGCCTGCAGCTCTGAGCGGGTCAGCTTGTGGCGCTCGATCAGGTAGCCGTCATCTGGGTTGCGTGAGGATGGGGCAGGGTAGAGATCAAAAGGCGAAACACGGGAGAACTCTGGTACAAACTTGTCCTCAACAACGACTTTCCACTTCCCGTCCATTTCCTGCTTCCACTGCTTATTCTTGCGGCGACGGATTACCGGCCCCTTCAGGATGCCCGCCTTATAGGTGACAAGGTCGTCTACCGACTGCCAGAACGCTTCATGGTATCCGCCCTCAGCCATCTGGTCGGCTATTAACAGCGACATGCGGTCTGCGCCCAGTTCAGCCTCTTCCTGAATTTCCTTCATGAGGGCGTCTTTGCGCTTTTCCATGAACTCAGCCAGCTCTGCAGTCAGAAGATCTTCGTCAATCATGCCTGCTACCTGCATGACCTGCTCAACGGCTTCTGTGCCTACGGCTTCGGCCTCTGTCTGTATGCGCTCAAGGATATTACCGGGGAGATCTGAGATAGGGGTGGGCTCTAAGTCCCATGGGTGATCGTTGGAGGGGCGCATCAAGCTATTGAGCCACGCCACTGCGGCCCTGCACTTGGTGGCGGTAAGAAGGACATAAACGTCTGAACCGCCCATTGCGGCGATGGCGGCCAGCTGGTCCTGCTCGTAGATGCCTGAGCGCTGACGCTGGTTCTTCATTAGCTGGGCTTCCACTGTCAGCTTAGCTTCTTTGGCGTCACTCCAACAGGTCTCTATGTAACTTGACAGGGAGTCAGACACCATCCGTCGTTGCTGAGAATCCTGTTGCGCTTTTTGGGCAGCAAGTTCCTCGGCCTGCATAACCGCTGCAGGCTTAAACGGCACCATTCCCAGTGCAAGCGTACCATCATTTTGTCTCAGCGGTAGTTCCATAGCCAACCTGTTGACAGTAAGATGCGTTCATATTACGAACTATGCAACCAAGAAGTCAATAAAAAACAAACACCTGTGTTGTACGGCTAAACAAAGGCTCTCCATCCTGCGCTGCTACCACGAATAGACCCAGTGGATACGGTGGATTTCATCCGTTGTTGCCTTATTCTGAGCGGGATGGTGTGCTTTACATATTTAGCAATGGCATAGGCCATAACACGGTCATCGTGCATATCTGCATCAGCCTCCATCTTTCCGTTCTTCTGAATCTTGAAGGAGAGCATCTCCTCAAACAGAGCTGCGCTCTTGATCCCGTGGATGCCGTCTCTGGCTTCCCTAATCAGGTTGTCGAGTACGATTGGCCGACTGGTTGTGGTGGTCACCCACCCGTAACGCTTGTATGGTTTGGCTGGGGGATCATGGACCATCTCGACATAGATCTTGTTTGGAGGATACAGTAGGACGTTTTGGAGCCACGATATGACGGTGTAGCCATGGTTGTTACGCTCTGGGGCCAGAATGGCTGTGTTGTAGCGCATGCCAAGGGCGTAGAGCACTTTTGCTAGATGATCTGGGTCACACTTTCCGTGCCACTCTGCTACCATCTCCCCAGTTCGGTGGTCTATGACGTAGGCGCATGAAAAGTCGCCCTTCTCAAGACCTTCTGCCACGTCAGCCCCTATTATGTAGGCTTTTGTGGCGTCAGGTTCTTCCCATACCGCAAGCCTTCCGGTTGTTGTTTTGCCAAAGCCACTACCACCTTCTGGGTTAATTTCAAATTCATACCGAGCTATCGGCTTGGGAGCTGCGTCTTTGTAAGCGGCGATCTTGACGTTGTCGAATACCGGCCTGCCTGATGTGAGGAAAGCCACTTCTGGGCAATCTGGATATTCCTGATTGAATTTGTCGATGTCTCCGTCGCACAAGTTGGCAATAGCAAAGCGTCTCCAGACCAGCTGCTCGTCTGAAAGCCCGAATCTGGTAGCCATTTCAACTTCTTCTTGTGTCTTGGAGAAGGTTTTGGGCACCGGCATGATGTAATCTTCAAACACGAACCACGGCAGGAATATGGAGGTAAACTGGTTGTCCTCTTCTGCAGACGTGTTGATAGAAGTCTCCAAAACAGGCTTGCCTTCCTTCAGCCTCTTGACCCAGATGCGGTATCTGGCACCATAGAAACGACTATAGAACGCCCCGCCCATACCTTTGGCGGTTGACTCTATGACAAGCTCGGCTTCTGGGTCATCAAAGGGGACTGTTTGTTCTACCGAGGTAAGGAGGGACGATGTTGTTTCTGCGGCCCACTTGGATAGCTCTGAAAGGTGAAGAAAGTGGATAGATTGGCCTGAGCCGAAGTCTGATTTACCGGCTGTGGCCACCCTGAACCCGCTGTTGAGGCCGTTACCTTCTTTGTTGTTGAACTCAAGCAGGGCCTTGTTGTTGTATTTTTGCTCAGGCTGCATCCACTTTGGTAAGTGGTCATACATTCTCTTGACCATCTTAAAGAGGGTGTCTGTTGCTTCCGGTTCGTGGGTGATCTGGGCAGCTTTTCTGTTGCGATAAAAGGCTGATTTCCAGAAAAAACGGGCAGAAAAGTACGTTGAAAAGCCCATACGACGAGCTTTTAGGGCTACAATACGCACGGGCCGATTGGGCTTTATATGCTTCTCAACGATGACATGAAGCACTTTTTGAGGCCCATTCATCTCAAATGGGATCAATTTGCCGCCTACACGGGCCTCTACCTTGAGGAAGTGCTTGGCTAAAAAGAGGAAGTCGGCTTTACACCGCTTCACAAGTGCTATAATTTTGTCTTTCTGTTCCTGCGTCATGCGTGCTCCGTAACGTCATCACGACGTTGTAGAAAAATGGGGCCTTGAATGCAGGTAGCGAACCGACACAGGCCCCGCCCCTTTGGATGCTTCTGCCAGTCAGACGAAAGAGCCCTACCCTTACTGGCAGTCACCGTGCAGGCAAGGAGGTGGGGTAGGGCGACTGTTACTCTAATCCCTCTATATGGATCAGTATGTCTTCAAATTTAAGCTCTACGTGCTCTGTCTTCTTGGCTGAATAGCCACCAACGGTCTTCATGATCATGTCTGCGGCCTTGAGCTGGATAGCATGGTCTTCTACATCAAGAAGCTGACCTTTGCCGACAGATATGGTGTTGGTGGCGTCAAGTTTGTCCTTCAATTTCTGGGCAATGGTGGTGGGTGATACGCCTACTTCCTCCAACGCATTCATCATAGCCACGTTGCCGTCTACGTTTTTCTTCCAGAGATGCTTGCCAAATACTTTAGCAGCCGCTTCCGGCATGGTGTATCCGGCTTGCTGGACGGCCATCTCCGGTGAAACACCCTCCGCTATAGCCGTTACAACTACTGCCTCTTTGGCCGGTATTTCCTTGATCACTTTCTTTCGCACTGAAGAACTCCTCTGTCTTGGTAGGGTGCATTACCCTGACGTGGTACGCTAAGGCTGAAGGCAGAATAAAATGGGCCTCGCAATATGGACATGATGTCACGTTGCCTCCTTTGATTTTATATGGGTGCAGGAATCTCACCTGTCTGCCGTCGGCGGCACGCCGGTCCGAGTCCATCCCCATGAGGGGGTTGCTCCACCCAACTTCAAATTCTAATGAGTCACGCACCAATCTTCGGACAGCATATCGGTCTGTGAAGCAAGCCAAGGCACAAATCCACCATCAGCAGTTTTCATCCCGATCCATGGCAATAGCGGCCCCAAGATGTTCTTGTGGATATATACCTCGTCTGAGGCCACCAGCTCCAGCCACATCCCGTATCCGTTCCATCCGGCCCTACATACCTTACGGCCCTCTTTTAGCATATTAAGGGCTGCGCTAAAGCTCAGGCTAGTAGTTGGTACGTTCCTTTTCTCTTTAAGCATAGCCCGCTCCTCCTTGATAATATCTGCAGCCAGATCAGTACACTCATCGCAGATATAAGCGTCATTGCCGGTAATCAGGTACAACACCTCTTCACGGTCCTTTAAACAGAAACTACATACCATCCCGCTCTTCTTCATATCGCCTCCACAGTTAATTCGACTCTAGGATTTTCCGTGTCCACACCCCCGTAGCGGTACACCACTTCCTTGATGATGTTATGGTTGTCGTCCTCTAACAGCCGCAAAGTTACCAAACTGTCTGCTGCGAACTTATCGACAACACAGCACACGTTTGCCACATCAGTCTTGCGCCTTGTCTCTTGGAATAGGGTGTAGGTAAAACGATAAGGGGGATTGCCTACCATCAGTGGCAGTATCTGGCACGTCTGACTGACTTCTGGGCAATTCTGCAGAGACGCCACATCATAGAGCCGGTCAAGAACAAGCTGCTGGAACGCCGCCTTCATCTGGTTGTTGACGATGTAATTTAGATTCCGGTACACGTTTAAATTAAGCATGTACCTCTTATCCGCCTTGGTCTTTCTTGGGAACGTAATACTGGTAGGGAGAATCAATTTCATCGTAACCTCATCTGCATATCTTCGTAAGGTGTGTAAGCAAACTGCGTCCTATGTCCGTCTGACGGCTCAAGAAGACGCAGTGAAGCCTTTATGTGCATCACTCCTGTCAACGGATCAGTGAATCTCTCCACCATTACAAACTTGTGGAGGTCTTCATACAGGGCTTCCTTGATCTTCTGCATCAAGTCCATCTGGATAGTCTCTCGGTAGGCATTAAGCCCACGGTCCCGCATATCGAACATCCCCAGTTCAGCAAACGCGACTAATTCTTTCATTGGATCACCAAATCTATATTCATAAATTTACCCACATACCCGCTTGTAGCTTTTCTGAAACTGGCAAGCCCCAATGGCATACGTGATTCATCTGACAATTTGACAAAGTCAGTGTTGCTTACTCTTATGACTTCGGGCGGACTGTCGAAATTGGCCTCCACCCTCTCTATAGCTTCTACCAACTGGCTGGTAGCTGAGGCTAAAGATGCCTTATTTGAAACAAAGTGGAGAGCGTCGCCATCATAGTAAGTCTGGGAGTGCGCACCCTTAAACTCAGGATTAGCAGCTGGCCAGCCTAACACTTACTGCCCCTTGCATACTCAACAACCGCCTCTCTTAAAAAATCATTTAAACTCTCACGATCCTTTGCAGCCTCTCTGATCATCTCCTCCTCTTCCTCATTCACCCTGAAAGAGAAAACCGCCAGACGAGCCTCACAGGAGCCCTTCCTAGCTCTTAAACCCATTACCTCATCCCCCACACACTCAACTCTGGTTTCATAAGTGCTGTCATAATATCTGCGTCGATCTGATCTCTTAATTTCTTGGCTGCTGTGTATTGCCATTCGACCATCGTAGCCAGCCCAGTAGCCGTAGAGTTGGTGCTATCCCTATACTCAGGACTGTCAGCCGCTCTGCCTATCACTTCAGACCCTTAATTCCATGACTACCGTCTTTGGCCTTCAGCTCAAGAGGCTCTTCATTCTCTATCCCGAAGAAGTGATCAACAACGTCATCACAAATATCGAAGGCAATAGGCAAAATCTGGTCAAGGTCTGTCTTCTGAAGAATATCTGCCAAGAACTCCTTCTCAAACCTGACCTGCTTCTTGGTATCCTTGTGGGTGACAAAGCCCACGACCTTGTAATAAGTCCCCGGCACAGCTATTAACCGGTCGTCTACTTCCTTAAAGGTCAAATCCAGAGTCCCAAGGAACAGCTTATACTCAATAAAAGCCTTCTCAAGCTGCTCACGCAGGACTCTCATAAAGTTGATATATTCAAACTGGCTATCGTTGTGGTTCATCGGATCAGTATCCCCCGCACATAATTGATCATATTGTTCAAATCCCTGTTCAACTGGTCCACCTTCAAAACAAGAGGGTCGTCATGCACAATCTCGTTCTCCAGCATCAACCTGATATGATGGTTCTGCTTCTCACACATGCACATCAGCTCCCTGACAGATTCTACCAAGTCATCATGCTCCTTGATGCCCAACCATCTCCTCAGCAAACTCCTCATACTTCCCCCTTGGATAGTGTAAACATACTTCTGGGAAGTCTGGTTGTCAAGTTATGAAATCACAGTCCTGTGCTATAACATTAAGCCTAGCAAATTCCCCGTACAACCTAGAGGCTGCATCGTTGTATGCTGCGGCGGCGTCACGCTCATCATCAAACCTTCCAAGCTTCACTGTCTTACCATCAGGGTAGATGTAGGCTACGAATTTGGTTTTACCATTTTTGATCTCTCTGCAAACGCCCTTGTATTGGCTAGATGTCGGCTTGCGTGACCACTTACTTGCGTTGCGACAGTTCTCCTTATTGGTGGCAAGCCGCAAGTTTTCTCTTCTGTTGTCGAGAGTGTTGCCGTTGATGTGGTCGACCGCCACGGACCTGTCCGTTACGCCCAAAATAAATCTATGTATGGGCCCACGCTTGTGATTGTATAGATAGATATTGTGGTTACGTGTCACTTTTCTTGGGGACCAATTACACTCCAGTAGCTTGTCTAAATCAAATTCGTCTATCTCTACGTCTAAATCCCTATATTTTATCTTCATGTTTATACCCCCTAGGAAGAAGTTAATAAAAAGCGAATGGGGTGTCAACAATACGCGGGGAAGATAGTGTTTACATTTTATTATAGGGGAAATCAGTTAGCAGAAAAAATACAAGTCCGAACATAGGTAGAGACTCATACTCCATAGGACGCCCAACGCAAACACGGGATATACCATACCGGCATGGGGGTAGGGCAGGGGGCAGGGGAGGAAAGACGGCCATTATACCGCTGCTCAGGCCCGAAAACACTGGGAAAAGGTTCTATAGACCTTTGCCCTTCGTCTTCAAACGCCTGTAATCATTATACATTATCTGGCAACACGTCCTGAATATGACTATCCTGTGACTAACACGACTCAGAGACACCCCGCTACTCTGTCCCTCCTTGCCTGCAACTCGTTGATAACACTGGGATTGATACAGTAGCGTTTCTGCTACTCTGTGATACAAAGCATGCCAAACCATAGAGCCTATCCCACTTTTCGGTGTTACTACAAAGAACATATTACAACACTGCTCTTTTAAAGGCTTATTACTATTACAACATTCATGCCTACTACCAACATGTATATAGTATACATCCCAACAGATTGCTCTGTACTCCCCAGAAGCTTGACAAAGTATTACAGTTGTGAGACAAAGGAATTGTCGAAGGGCAGTTACAACGACAACGGTTCTTTTACAACTGAATATCTTCTCCCGGCTCCTACAACCGATACGGTTGGAGTGGCTACCCAATCCTGTCCGAACAGGTAACGGTGGCCAGAAGATAGTCAGCCTTCTTTGACAATAGAATATCGTAACCCTGATAGCTGGTGCCCGTGGGATACAAACGGGGACCGCCTCAAAGCTCTTTCAATAGACGCCACCAGCCTCAGGGAGTGCAACCAGACAAGGTTAAAACCGTTTGGCAACGGGACTGGTGATAACGACCAGACTATCGGGCCATGAAGTCATGTTGTTGGTTGCATAGAGTATCTGAATTGTCGGGTGCTCTATGGAGTCAATAACCAACAGGAGGTGCAATCATGGTTTACAGAATACAAGACGTGATACGTGTAACGGTTGGGGATATCTGGCAAACGGCAGACGGACGCAACTACCTTGTGACTGAGACTGAGCTAGAGCACATAACCATATGCAGTGAAGCGAATAGCAAGGAGTATGACGTGCATTTTCAGGACTTTTACCGGCTGTATTACTTCGTCAAATAGGAGGTGCACCATGAGTGATCTACAACGTTGGGAATATGAGGTTGACGCCATGCTGGATAAGTTCGCACCAGCTCCAGATCCTGAGCCAGTCGTATTCTACTTTGGAGGTATGCCATGAAGATAAGAGATAACGCAGGCAAGAGACGTCGTGTCGAGGCTGAAGGTTTTGTTAGCTTAATGCGTTACATCTACGCGGAAGACAGGGACCGTTCCAAGTTCTGGCCAATGAGAGATATGGGGGTTTAGCCATGAAAAAAGTAACTAAAACAATCAGAGCAGCATTTGAACGCCGTCAGCCTTGCAAAGTAGGCAACACTCATACCGATGGTAACGCCGTATACCTCCACGGCAACAAGATCGTGGAACGCCGTGACAACGGTGTCTATGTCAGTAACGCAGGTTGGCTCTCCGTAACAACCAAAGAACGCCTGTCCGCATTCTGTGACGTATACCAGCGCAACTTTAACTGGTTCATCAACGGCAATATTTACGAAGGCGGCTGGGTTCGTGTAGCTGACTAAGCTCCCCCAGAAGTCTGCTAAATACAACCCACTATACCGTCAACTCTAACTAATAGGAGGCATAGCCATGAGCAAGAAGAACATCATGCAAGTCAAATCAAGCACCGTGAAAGAAGTCCTGTCCATGGCCTACAAATCAGGCCGCAACGTGGGTATCTGGGGCTCTCCCGGTATCGGCAAGTCAGCCGTTGTCAAAGAGTTCTGCAAGGAAAACGACCTTGAGCTTATCGACATCCGGCTATCTCAAATCGACCCAGTGGAGCTGGCAGGTATCCCTTACGTTAAGGACGGAATCACTCATTTTGCAGCACCCAGCTGGTTTCCAAAAGCTGGCACAAGAGGTCTGGTCCTGTTTGATGAAATAGACAAGGCGGCTATGGCCAATCAGGCGGCAATGCTGGAACTGGCAGGAGAGGAAAGGGCTTTACGGGGCAGCGTACTACCTGAAGGATGGACTCTGGTATTTGCTGGGAACTGGGCAGGGGATAGGGCCGGATCTGCTGGCAAGATGTCCACCGCACTGGCTGACCGCTTTCATCCCCACTTGGAAATGGTAGTTGACTTTGATGACTGGCGTGATTGGGCTTTCCGGTCCGGTGTTAACGCTGGGGTTATTGCTTGGTTGTCTTACAAAAAGGGCTCCAATCTATACGACTTCAATCCTGAGACTGCAGCTGAAGAGCTGATCTTTGCCTCACCACGTAGCTGGAAAGCGGTATCTGATTACCTGAACAACGGCCTGACTCGCAACCTGTATCACGCCGTCCTGTCAGGCATTATCGGCAAGGGCCAAGCGGTAGAGCTGGGAGCCTTTCTGGACATCATGGCCGATATGATCCCGCCTCAAACGGTTCTTGCTGACCCACTTGGTGCACCGATACCACAAAAGGTATCTGTACTTTACGCCATGGCAGGGGGACTTTGTGCCCACCTGAACAGCACCAACGCCGACGCATTCCTTCAGTACACCATGCGGCTACCTGCTGAGTTCAGTGTCATGATGGCAGAATACGCATGTAAGACGCCAGCTGGCCCAGCCATGATGATGTCAAAGGTCTGGACTGACTGGTTCAATTTGTATGGTGACCGCTTAGGTGCGGCTTAAAAAGGGAGGTGATGTCCACATGAATAACTAACTATCAGGTTGTTAGGGTGCCTTATTCCTTGGAATGGTTCTGGGGCACCCGCTAGAATCTGGAAGTTTAACCCACTATACCGTCAACGAATGCACAGGAGGTGCACCATGAGCTTTAACCTATCTAATCACGCTGTACTCGTCAGCTTTAACGTAAACCGCCCCACTCTGTCCCGTGTAGACAAGGCCCTGACTGAAGAACAACGGGCAAACCACGGAGTCAAAGGACGTAAGACACTGAAAACAGTTAAAGATTTGTTTGGTGCTGAACTGGAAGATGTCGAGCGGGAAATCAGCAGACTCAGGGAATCGGTCCACTACCATATGACTATCCCATGGTTGGACAAAGGTTCTGCTCTGCTGGTAACCCAACTCTATATGGACTACAGCCACAAGATGCGTGACGGGATTGACAAGATCAATAACATGATCAAGGGCCTTGACTATCAGGCTATTATGGCAAGACGCCGTATCGCCTTGAACGGCACCTTTAATGAAGCCGACTATCCCACTGAGTACGACTTTAAATCTGGCTACAGCTGTTCCTTCTCCGTTAACCCGTTGCCAGCAAGTGGCCAGTTTAGCCACCTTGAAGGGATGGTCGATTACGAGATCGCACTTGCTACTTCAGACCTTGAAACCCGCATGGTAGACGCCCACCGTGAGGCCATGAAGAACGTATGGCAACGGGTATATGATGCGGTGTCCCGTGTCCATATCACCTTAAAGGACGGGCAATACCAACGTGTTCACGATAGTTTGATCGGAGACATTGCTGATCTGGTTGCTATCTTGCCAGCTCTCAACCTTGACAAGGACCCTCAGCTTGACCGTGTAGCTGCAGCTCTCAAAGAAAAGCTGGTCCCAGTTCAGGGTACGATTGAAACCTGCAAGCGTGAAGGTGCAGATGTCCATCAGAAACAAGTGGCAGCTGAAGCTCAGGCCATTCTGGATATGATGTCAGGCTACTTAGTTTAACCCACTATACCGTCACAGGAGGCCGCCATGGCTAAGATAAACTTTACTGAAAACGAGTTGGTAATAATAGCGAACGCCCTGATTGACGCAGGATTAGGTCTGCAAGAGACCTTGCAAAACGTGGACGGATGCCGTGCTGAGTTTGTGTCTGACCTGCTGAACATTCAGGAGGACATGACCAGCGCACTACACAAAGTAAACAAAGCCCTTGATATGAAGGAGGCGTAACATGAACGTCATGCCAAAACGCAAGTCAAACAACAGAGGCGAAACCGCAGAGCAGAAACTTGAACGCCTCATGATCAAGATCATCATAACTGAGCCGTTCTTTGCAATACTGCTAATGAAGCTGAACCGCCGTGAGGTGCCTGAGATTGAAACCGCAGGTACTGACGGCGTGGAACTGATCTACAACCCAGCTTGGATATTGTCGCTGGATGATGATGACGCCCACTTCGTGCTGCTACACGAGATCATGCACTGCGTAGCAAATCACACCTCACGCCGTGGTAACCGTGACCCCAGACTGTTTAACATAGCAGCTGATCACGCAATCAATCTGGAGCTGATCAGTTACGGCTACAAGATGCTGAAGGGTGGCCTTGCCGATCCCCAGTACAAGGGAATGAGTGCAGAGCAGATCTATTCCAAGCTGAAGAACCAGAAGGAAGAGCCGGAGCCTGAAGGCAAGCCATCTGGTGAGGCAGGTGATACTGAAGGCGATAACCCAAAAGGTGAAGGCACGCCGTCTGACGAGCCCAGCACACCATCTAATCAGGACGGTGAAGGCAAAGGTGACGGCAAGCCTGAGCAGTGCCCTGATCCGGGCAAGTGCGGTGGTGTTATGGACGCCCCAGTTGACGGCCCAGCCGAACTGGCAGAGCACGAGTCAGAATGGCAACAGGCAGTACAACAGGCAGCGCAGATTGCAAAGGCACAGGGCAAGCTCCCGGGCGGTCTTGAGCGTCTGCTGGCAGAGGTACTAAGGCCAGTTGTCGATTGGAAAGATACCTTGCGTGACTTTCTGACCGCCAATTCAAAGGACGACTACAGCTGGGCTAAAGCTAACCGCCGCTACATAGCACAAGATCTGTATCTGCCCAGCATGAGCAGTGAAGGCAATATGGACTTCTTTGCAGTAGCAGTTGATACCAGCGGTTCGATGTCAGATCACGATATGAATCAGTTCGCCGGAGAAATCACGGCTATCTGCGAAGACCTGAAACCGCCCAGTATCGAGATCATTTACTGTGACGCACAGGTTGGTAGTAGACAGACGGTTACACCTGAAGACCTGCCACTCAAGTTACGGCCCACTGGCGGAGGAGGCACTGACTTTAGTCCGGTCATGCCAGAGCTCAGGAAACTGGGCGAAGAGCCTACCTGCTTGGTGTTTTTTACTGACATGTGCTGCAATTCATTCGGTACCGCACCTGATTGCCCTGTTCTTTGGGTGGTCACTTCAGACGGTGACAAGCACCGCAAGCCACCGTTCGGGAGAGTAGTCCATATGCAACCGAGGGCATAACCCCAACAGCTGGGGTTAACAGCCCCAGCACCCACTATACCGTTAAGGAGACTAGCCATGACTGAGCCATATATAGCCAAACCAGATACCGCATTGCAGCAGTCGGCCAGACAGCACAAGTCCATAGAGGCCAGACTTACAGAGCAGATCGAAAAGCTGGAAGAGCAGAGATCACAACTTAACAGCATGAGACGCCAGCATGAAGGTACTGCTGACCATGAGTTCAGGACAGCCTTTCAGGAGTGGGCATTGGCAGAATGGAAGAACAAGACCGGATGCAATGAAGAGACAGTGGTATTACACGAAGGCAAAACCGTAGCCCTGAAGTACTTATCTTACTACGCAAGTTCAAGAAGCAACGGGGCTTGGGAAGTAACAGTCAGCAACAACTATGCCAGCAACAGTAGACTGGCTTTTTGGTACGTAGACAGTGATAACGTGGTCCAAGACAGTAATGTCACTCAGCCTATTAACATCACTGATCTCCCAGCTGGCCTATCCTATCCATCACGCAAGTCAATCACAGCATCGCTTCGTGGCGCATCGACCAAGATCAACGACGAGTCTGGGTTCGACATAGGATGGAATTATGTCCAACAGTATTGGAATCAGCAGGGCAAAGTGTCTGCAGACTCACTGGTTGGCTCTATGACCTACACTCTGGACGACGTGTCTGAGCTACGCAAGATCGCTTGGCACCGAAACCGTTGTCAGCAACTGTCTGAGATATTTGAGAAGAAGGGTATCCTGTCCAGCTACTCCTATGAACCTGTTACTAGGAGCGTAAGACATGAATGGGATGCAGAGAATAACACTTGGAAATATGAAGACCGACTCGCAGAATACCGTGCTGTCTTTTCTTTTAAAATGACTCCCCAGAAGGAGGTTTAAGATGGACTTCTTGATTGACTGGATAGCGGCAAGGGCTATATTATTCGGAGGTATCGCCTGTTTGGTCTACGTGATCATACCACCACGCAAGCTGAAGAAGGGAGCACGACATGACTGGGCAGAGTAACAACCCATTATACCGTCCGCCGGGCAAGGACGTGATCATACATTTCAGGGTTCCGCAAGCTCTGGCAGATGCTCTGGACGCATTGTCAGCAGACAAAGAGATAAGTAGATCAGACTTGATCAGAACAACACTACAGCGACTGGTAAAGAGAGGGTGACATGAGACCACATAAATGCGACTGCAACCTGCCTACGTGCAAGATCTGTAAAGACAGGGCTTACTATCACATGAGAGCAGCCAAACAGAGAGAGTTGAAGACCTTAGCCGCTCCAGCTCAGGCAGAATACCCATTGCGACATCAGGTCATAGTTTATGAGTGTTCAGACGGTAGGGAGTTTAGTTCAGAACTTGAGGCAGCCCACTACCAGCTAGGCGTTTATAGAAGAGTGCTGACAGAGAGGAGGTTGGCATGAGGGTTTTGATCAAGGTGGCTTGGAGAAGTTCAATACTCACCAGACCGCTGTCGCCAGAAGAGATGAGCAATCTGTTGGCTGCCTTAGATGGTGCGGCCATGGTAGAGGAGTCCGGCCCTTCAAATTCTTACCAGTACAGAGACTCAAATACAGAGCCAGACATCAGCTTTATATCCAGCCTTAGCCCCAACGTGCCTCAGGTAACGCTTGTAGATTACATCAGGAACAAACGCATCGAGGCCGCCCAGAAGGAGCCAATCCTATGACCATCGAAGAAATTAAAGAGATCAGGGCAACAGTGCTACCAACAGAGCAAGAGTATTTTGATGCTCATAGTGTTGAGATGGTTGATTCCCTGCTGGCAGAGGTGGCTACACTTGAAAAGCACAACGCTAGTAGCGACCAAGCAGTAGTGGAATTAGACCAGAAGCTCACTATAGCAACGGAGGCGTTGGAGAGGATAACATATACTAAATGGACTGCTGAGAAAGACTTGCTGCAAGTGGTATTTTTGAAGGATATTGCCCGTACCGCCCTTGAGCGGATTAAGGAGTGAGAGATGGAAAACGCAAGCCAGTCCGAGTTGATTGAGCTGTTAGGTGCAGAGAGGAAATAACCATGATGAAACCATATTTTGTAATGCTGAATTGCTGTAGCGGTGGGATTGCACCATTAGTTGTAGGTGATGAACACGAAGAGCTTGCTACATTTGACACAGAAGATGAAGCGGTTGCAGCTGGGAAAGATAACACCCTTGGACACCACTTTGGATTTGAGATTTTTTGTACTGGCTGCGGAGAGATTACTGGCTAAATACCTAACGAGAACGAGATAAGGCGCTGGCTGTAAGCCAGTCGCACTTGATTGAGCCGTTAGAGGCAGCAAAGGAGCCGGATTATGATGACACTGGCAGAAGCATTTGAAGAGGCTGAACGGAATAAAAATAGTAGGTCAATGCAAGCACTCGCCTTAAAGAGATTATCCACAGAAGTAAAAGAGCTGCAGGGCCAATTCCATAACAGAGCAGGATCATTTTACGTGGCTCAAATTTGCCAGTTTGAAAGAAAAATAGCCAGATACAAAGAAGCCCTCGAAAATATAGCGGCAACTACCTGCCCTGAGATGGACTACACGATTGAAGACGCGACAGCGGTAGCAAGAGAGGCGCTGGCCGATAGCCTCTAACGTACAAAATTAACCGGGTTGCGATACCGAAGAGAGTGAGACACCGAATGAGCGAGAAAGAAACTGCTGGAAATTGCGCCCAGAGCAAGCAACTCCGCGTTGAATGCGCGTTAGGCACATGGATGCCGATTGATACAATGCCGACGGACGGAACACCTGTTCTGGTCTTGCTGCCAGAAGTTGATACCATAAACAACAGCCGTGTTCAGGTAGCGGCAAAGTGGTCTAACGGTTACTTTATCATTGGACACCAATTTGCGTTTGACAGTAAGCCGCCTACCTACTGGATGCCACTACCTGCTCCGCCTGAAAGTACCTAACGAGTATTAGGCCCCCTAATAATCAGTGAAAAACGACATACATTTAAAGCTAACTCCCTGTATTATGGAACCTAAAAACATTTAATAGCGACCTAATGCGGGGAGCAAAAGCGACAAGGAGGGGATGATGGAAATTGATACTAAGCAATTACGGCTGGCAGCATTGGCCTACAACGGTCGAGACGCAACAGGGCAATCTCTAGCTAAGACATTAATTTGCATTGCTGACTATATCGACAGGCTCAAGGAGTTAATCAGAGAACAAGCACACACAATAGAACGGCTAGTTTCCGAGGCTGCTAACACTCCAGATCTACTGAAGCAGCTTGCCGAGACAAGGGGCGCAGAGGTTTGTTATAACGAAACCATTTCAGACTTGCGTGAATTACTTGCCGAGGCAATGGAATGGAAGAAAGCAGCACAGTCAGTAATGTTACCTTATCAAGATATTGCAAGGGAGTTAAACATTGGATTAGGTGAATCAATACATGACAAAGTGTTGCCTTGCATTGTTGATTTAAAGAGCAAGCTTGCCGAGGCAAGGGCAGAGGTGGACTATACTAAACAAGTTGCGTTTCCAAAGCGCATAGAAAAGCTAAGATCCGAAGCCCGTCAAGAGGCGGCAAGGGAAATTATCTGCAAGCATATTGAGTTTTTTCTAATAGACAGCCATGATCGCAGTTGTCTTATTCGCAGCATATGCAAATCATTTAAACTGGAGGGGTGAGGGATGAGACGATACGATTTTAAAGATGGCGGACCTTCATATCTGCCGGAACACACTGAAGGTAGATTTGTACTATATACTGGTGTTGAACAACAACTCCAACAAGCCCGCCGTGAGGCAGACGAGTCTGCCAAAGACGCCTTTAGGCGTGGGTGGGAGCAGGGGAAGATTAAAGCTATAGAGATAGTTAATGCACAGCATGTTGACGAATATGGAAACGGTAGATGCTGTGAGATAGCAGATGCCATTGCCGCTATGGAATACGGAGGGGGAGCAAATGACTGACAACGAGAAGCTGGCAAGGTGGCAGGGCGCTAGAGACTGCCGAGGCAGCAGACAAAATAGAGGTAAGTGGAAATTCCCACTAAACCACTGTAACGCATTTTATTACAAATCATTGCCTGACTACCCTTCCGACGATGCCGCTAACGGCTCTCTGCTGGATACGCTTGCTGAACGTGGCTACAAGGTTCAGCTTGTGAGCAGCTTGATGGCTGAGTTTGTAACATGGGATTGCTTTATAACTTATGCACCTAGACAAACTACATCAGGCAGTATGGACGTGCAAACCCGACGTGAAGCTGTAGTTGCAGCGTGTCTTGAGTTGATAGGGAAGGAGGACGTATGAACGAGGAGTTTGAGAAGTATTACAAATATATTCAATCCATATTCCCGTTGGCGGATAAGCCCTCACTGAAAGCAGCTTTCAAAGCCGGTGCCGCTGCGATGCGGGAGAAGTGTGCGGAGGTGGCAGATAACGAAGCTAACGGCTTCAGAAACACACGTATTGCCGCTGCTATACGAAAGATTGGGGTGGAGTGATATGAAGGTAAGGTTTTATTGTGATGTGCCGCCAAACTATAATCCGAAGAGTTCCAGCCCAATATATTTGTCGGCAGGGACTATGTCTCCAACATGGAAAAAAGGAGAAGGATTTACACGCATAGCCTTTGATGTGGATATGCCCCCAGAATTGGTTGTGCCACTATTTGATGTTCAGGCACCTATGTCAACGGCAATGATAATTGAAAGCGAGGAAGCAAATGACTAAACAACAAGCACTGGACATATTATTGTTACTGTCTGCCCTTGAGTCATGGGGCTTCTCCAACAAGCAGATGTTTCCTGACTATTTGCATGAGAGGCTGGCTGACACTATGGCGTCGTTGGAGAAGGAGGTGCTAGGGAATGGCTAAACAAATATCGCTAAGGCCATATACTGGGCACATGTGGGTAGTAGGCAGCGTGGAAGATTATCACAAGACCCATCGCAAGCTATTCAAGGAACTCGACCCTGACAAGCTGACAGGTGGAGAAGGTGGACGATTCTTTGCTGGTGAGGGCAAGGACGGATACTGGACATACTTAGTATGGGCTAACACCGTACCGTATCTGGTGCATGAGTTGACCCACGTCCTGTTCCATGTGTTTGATCGCTCAGGCATTAACCCCACTGATTCAGGAGGGGAAGCGTTTTGTTATATGTTGCATACGTTGGTAGAAGAGAGTGAGGGGGTGATACGTGGGCGTTAAAACAGCAGACGACTGTGTGACCAACTGCCACCGATGCGACAGGCCATTTGTTCCGGCAGACGTCAGGGCCACAGCGTATCGGGATGGCAGGTTTTGGTTTGAGTGTATTGAGTGTTTTGATATTCAGGGAGGAGTTACTTGGGTAGGCACCCCTCCTAAGTACAAACGTGTTGAGGAGGAAAGATGACTACCCACTATACCGTTGAGCCCCTTCCCTTAATTGGGTTGGGGCTTTTTTTATTTTTTGCCTTTTTGGATCTTCTTGTCGATCTTGTTATGAGCCATCTTACTGGCAACTACTTGGAGATTAGATTTATCAGAGTTTGACTTGACTGAATCTCGGTGATGCACTACACGCTTATCACCAACCCCAACCCCCATCTTTTCCCGATGGACGTAATTCCATATTTCCTTGCCCTCTTTATCCTTCCCCTTGTAAACCTGCTCATACCCGTTGGCTAGATGCTTTGACATTATTATCTCCTATCTATGTCTTATTAACATTACCTACATAATACCCCAGAAGAAGAGAAGAAATTCCGCAGAACAAATCCACAAAGAAGAGCTTAAAGAAGAGAAGAAGAAATCCCCCTTACCCCCACGGGGCTTTCGGAAAGATATTATCCTACTGTTCACGCCCGCCTTTGTAGTCCGATGGGTGAGTCGGAGATCTGTTACAAACACATGGGAGCCAGATACAGAAACACCACCCGAATTGCTTGCCCAGCAGGATGGATGGTGAACTGTCATTGGATATAGCCAATGAGCTTCTGAACTCTATGTGTTTTCCTACTGGGCACCTAAACTGTCTCATACAAACTTCTGGGAAGTCAACACAAAACAACTAGGGTGCCACCCATTATACCGTAATACGCAACGTAGGAGATGGCTTGAACTTCAGAAGCTGCCGTTGCCCCACTTTCATAGTCCCACCTGTAGCTGGATTCCTAAACTCCCTTGCCTTGAACTTCTTCACAGCAAACGTACCAAATCCCCTAATCTGAAACAGCTCGTTCTTCTTGTAGACCGTCTGCAGTATCGTCTCCAAGATCGAATCGATCATCTGCTCTGCCACACACTTCTTCACATCAAAATCATCCCTCAATAAATCAACCAACGTCCGCTTGTTTGCCATTCCTCAATCCTCTCTGGTGAACACGTCCAGTGTTCTGATATCACCGTACATATCCGGTGTTGTGTCGCAATAAATATGGGAATCTAGTCGCCCATATCCCCCGTATGACATGATAGCCACTCTTTCTATCCGCGCCATGTACTTGTCAGAGTAGTCAGCCCTTAAATGCGCTAATCTCATCAGGAGCTCTATCAGGCGTTTCTGATTCAAACTCTTACCGATGTATTCACAGTCTCCCAAAACTTCTCTGACGAGCTCACTAGGTGGCTGCAAGGTCTATCTCCACTTCACTCACGATAGCCCCTTTGAATACCTCAAGAGCTTCTAGCAAGATTGGTTGGTTAACTGCCTCGATGAGCTTTGGCAAGATCCGATGTTCCCTCATGTACTCAAGCCCTGCTGTGAACGAAGTGACGGTACCCTTGGAGGTCATCTTCTTTTTGAGATCGTCTGTCCCGCACAGGTACACAGTCTTCCTACCCTTCTTCAGCTGGGCAACTGCCTCCTGCCCTTCAAGCGATTTGATCAGAACCTCAGCATGCGAAATTGACTTTAGCTCTGCTCCTAAGTCCAACTCGTCCCATTTATCGCATACTTTCCTCTTAATGGAAAGCGAAAACTGATTGGATTTATCTGACACCATATTGGGAAGTCTCCTTATTGCAAAGTTTTAACTGCATCAACAAACGACATACCGTCTCTCTCCATCAGCACGTCAATGGGTCCATAGGACTTGTCGCATGGCCAACATTTTGCACGGTTACCCTTCTTCCACCACGTCATACTGGGAGACTTATCGGCATGGCACCACGCCATAGCCTTACCAGCACGATCAAACTCAACCAGCTGCTCTATGGGGTATTCCTTGGCCCTTGCAATCATATCGTCAGTAATAGACCCAGCTGGGGGCTTCTTCCACCACTCCGCAGTTCTCTTGATCTCCTTACTGATCTCGTCTCTCTGGGCCAAGAACCTGAACGCCGCTTCTATAATTACCCCGTCTTCATCCCTAGCCGCTGCTAAAGCCTTGTCTTCCAGACCCCTTTTGATCTGGTACAGGTAGCGTAGCCGTGCCGTGATGGCAGTCTTCATATCCACCCCAAAAGCCTCAGCCTTTTCCTGTATCTGGCTTACCCTCAGCTTATTGTGAGTAGAAACATATGCCGACATCAAAACGTCCATCAGTAGGGTAGATCCTCGTAGTACGTCTGGCCTTGGGATTCCTTATAGAGCATGCCCCGTTTATCATACCAGAAGGCGTACTTCTTCTCAGCGTCAGAGCCATGATCACGGGACTTCCAACAGTTAAGCAGGGCGTCTGGCTTTTTTAGGATGTCGATCTTAGGCTCTGTTCCGTTGACATATGACTCCTCGATATGATCCTCTTTGGCCTTGTTGCGCCACACAGTAAAGCCGTTATCGGGGATGTTGCTGATACCTCCTGCCCCCATCACGTCCATTTTACCGGGAACCTTTGACTCATCCTCAGCCTTCTTGCTATGAGCCACCAGATGGACATGGACATCCGACTCAAGGCAGAAGTTGTGGAGCTTTTCTACCGCCAGCTTTTGACCGGCAAAATCGTCCTCTGCGACGCCCAGTTTCATAAGGCTATCCACAACGAATACGTTGCAGCCGTTCTGAGCAGCCCTCTTAAACTCAGACAACATGGTATCTACAGCGTGACCTCCCAGATACGAGTAGATGGTAAGCCACTTATCAAACCAAGACAACCCAGTCTTTACCTCTGCTTCACTCGGCAACACCTTCCCAGTGCGCTGGCGTATCAGCCTCATCAGGTTACGATCACCAGACATCTCAAAGCTGGCAAGCACACACTTCTGGCCTTCAGTAGCTCCATGCAACATCACTTGGTTCAGCATGCAGCTCTTGCCATGACCGTTAAATCCTGACCATAAGCTCATCTCTCCGGGGTTAACTCGGATGATTGCTGTCTTCTCCCAGCCAAGTCCGTAGCCAGTAGGCTTACCTTCCGGTGGACGGAATCTGTCATTTATCTTTTGAGCAAAAGTACTTGGTCTTCTGAAATGGCTTGTGGCTTCTTTGGTCATCGGTAAACTCCAAGTCCTAGCTGTTGTTGAGGCTTATTTCCGAAGCTGGTCCTTTCCCAAGTTCTCACAGCAGCCTGCCAGTCTTTCATTTTATTCTTACCTACAAGCCAGCCGTTTGACGAGTAGTGGTCATACCAAGACTCAGGGTCCACTGACTTCCCTCGCTCTGCACAGTACCTTTTAACGTCATCTAATGTCGGGGGGAACCATCTGGGTTTTCCCCTATGTTTTTCTTCTTCTTCTTCTTCTTTTGGCTTAGGGGTAGCTTCAGGGTCGGTTAAGCCACCGTTAAGGGTTGGTAAAGGGTCGGTTTTTTTTGGGCGTCCTCCTTTCCTCCCGTGTTCTGATTGTTTTGCAATATACTCAACGGTTTCTGATATAACCTGCTTGGTGTAATCTAGGGTGGGGGTTAAAGTTATCAAATCGATAGCCATTTGAGACAGGAACTGTCCTCTTTGTTTTGCTGGTATGTTTTGGACAGTTGTAAAAAAATCTGCGGCGTGTATTCTGAATGTGAATGGCCTAGTTTTACTCATCTTGCTACCCCGCTCACGATGTAATCTATTGTGTCGTTGATGGCCGCATCAGACACCCCTGTATCTGAGTCAGGGTTGTGATTAAGCCACATTGTGAGGCCCGTAGCGTATTGGAAGCCTATGGCTGGAGAAGCAGAGTGGCGGTCAACACCTACGTGTGACATACCGGCTAGGATACCTGCCAACAACTCTTTTTCTGATTGGCTTAGATAGGATGTCATTTTTTTGATATGTTCATCTATTGCGTGGACCTGCTTGTGACATTTAGAACATAAGCAATTTAGCTCTTCCTCTTTGTAATCCCATATCATGGCCCCACGCTTGTAAATCACATGGTGAACATGCAGCTCATGGTCTGTAGCACCGCATTCTTGGCACTCAAAGCCATGATATTCCAGCACTTCCAACCTCTTCTTCTGCCACAGCGGGTGTTTGATTTGTTCGTGGTATTGCATCATTTCGTTCTCCTTAGAAAAGAATGGCCCCAGTAGAGGTCAGAGACTCTAAAGGGGCCGGTCGTGCAAAGGAGTTGGGGCTCCTTGGGTTGCACTTGAAAGCGTTGCTGCTCTGACACAGCGTGATTTATGTACCCTCCACGTCCCCCACAGACGCTTTGGATGAAAGAACTGTCTACATCATGCCATAACTATTTGGAAGTGTCAAACAAACCCCTTGGGTGTTATGCTGCGTCCGAGAAGTTAAAGCCCTGCTGTATAGCGCTGCCCATCAGTAATGAGAGCTTGGCCAGCCCTTTAGTGGTGACAAGCACTTGCGGGTCGCTACCCTCTGTACCGTCAGGCTTTGTGTATTGGCTGAATTTGTGATGTAGATACCCTGAGTTTATCTTGGGCTGATATGCGGACCAGTGCTTCGCCCCGGGCTTGCGGTATATCCAGCCCATCATATTGAGTGACCTGATAAATCTTTGAGGTTGGACCCCCAGCAGCTTTGAGGCCATAGTCAGGTTGACCATATCATCTGACTTGACCAGCCTGTCTGCTACCAACGCCTTTGGGAGTAGCTTAGAGTTTTGCTCGGCAAGATCTGCGGCAAGGCGAAGGGCCTCTGGAAGGGTTTGGGGGATGGTGGGTTGCTTTGCTTCAAGTTCCTGCCACCGGTCCACTATACGTGCTGTGAACTCTGGGGAAAGCTGAGCTACAACCACAAAACTGTCACGTTTGCCTTTCGTTCCTGAAAATATATAGACCTTTTCAGTAATGCCGTTGGCAGACTTGGTCCCGTCCCCCATTGGGGGCTGGGATATAACTCCCTTGGAGACAAGCCTTTCTATAGACTGTTTGACTTTGTCATGCCTCGACTCTACTAGGTCGGCTATCTCTTTGCTTGTCATGCTGGGGTTGCCTGATGTAATCTGCAGAATACTCATGTGGTCCTCCTTAGACCTTGTGGGATGCCCCTGTTGATAGCAGGGGCTTTTTATTTAGAAGAGTTGGGATACTGCTACATTCAATTCCTTGGTCAGGGCATGGCGGGTAAAATCTGCCTGAGATACCTTCATCTTCTTCAGCACCTTCTGCAGCTTTTCGTATTCACTTTCCGTGACACGTACATAAAAAGCCCTTGTCTTTTCTTTGGTTTCTATTTTGTATGCCATGTTGATTGGTGCCTCCTTTTTGTGATGGGGTTTGTTATGTATCATAACCGACTGGGTGTGTCAAGCAGACAACTGGGAAGTATTAACTTCGTAAAGCACAGCCAGAGTTGGGATGCCATAACCTGTGGCCACATTGGATATCTTGCCCATGGGTGTCAGCTCTGCAGCTATTCTGTCAAACTCAGGATCTCCCGGCTTATACGTCCGGCATGGCTCGGGCTTTGGTAGCAACCTGTTGTCAACAGCCTTGTTAATAGCCAGCTGCTCTTCATCACTGATCGGGCTTCTGTAGCTGGATGATCTGGTAGCGGTCTCCAGCTTGGGCACACCTCGCTTGATATTTTTGTATCCGGCTTTCTGCCTTGCGTAATTGGTAGCACTGCATTTGTGGCTACAACATTTGGATGTGGCATAGATAGGCTGGTATTCCTCCCCGCACACTACGCATACCTTGATTGGGTGAACTTTCTTCTGGGTCCTGTGCACGATCATAAGGGTTTCTCTTTATATGTCTTCAGCAATGATTGGATATCGGACTCGATCATACGTTGGTACTTGGTAAATTTCAGCTCAAACTCTTCGTTAACGTAGCCATCAAGGGTCATGTCTATTGCCTCTACGGCGTCAGCCATGCGCTGCAGCCAATACTCCCTCTTCTCTCTGTACTTGCGATTAGGCTCCAACTCCAGCCTTTCTCTAAGGGCTACTATCGTGATCTGTACTGTGCCCAAAAGGGCTACCTGTAGCGCCTCCTCGCCGGTAAGTGGGCGGGTTAATGGCGGCTTCTTATCGTTCATATTGACCTCGCTGTTCTTATAACTTTGTCAGCATACCTGTAGCTGATCCGTGGTGGGCGGCTGCCCCCATTATACCGTGCAAGGGCTGTCCTCCATCGAAGATCCCCCCGAGCCTTAGAGGCTTCTAGCAACTCGTCGAGGATACGTTCTGCCTGCAGGGCCTGCTTATTTGGGTCTTTACTGACTGGCCCCCAGTGACGGGGCTGTACCTGAAATGCACCGTGAGACTCGTTACCGTCTCCTTGTGAAGTCGGGTCCCCGTTTGATTCCTTGATCGCCACTGCCGCAAGGAGTGCTGGGTACTTGGTCTTGCTCACGGCAATCGCCATCTCTGCCGGTTGCGGACTCCCATGTTTCACGAAGAACTCTGAGAGCTTCTTTTGCTCCTCTGTCATCGAAACATTCTGGTGGTAGCCCATGTAAGGGTCCGTCGGGTCTTCTTGCCCTTGGACTGCATTCTCGTAATTCAGTTTGTAATCCAGCGTCATCCCCGACGCTATCAGCAGCAGGATCAGTCCCGCTTTCACGTAGTTGTTCATAAATCCTCCGGTATTCTGGGTTCTGGTGGTACTCATGCCAATGTATTGTCTGCAGATTCCACATGGCCTGCATCAGTGTGTAGCACTTGGACTCCTCGTCCACATAATGACCGTCACGGTATTCATCAAGGTGCCGCATGGCTGGGTGAATCAGCTCACGAGCCCCAGTCAGATCAAACTTCTTCCAGCTCTCAAGCTCATACTTGGTGAGGCCATATTCAAATACTCTGGCCAAGTGAGAAGTAAGCAGCGGAGGTACTAACCCCAGTTGGGGCTTTCCCTCCTTTCTCTTGAGTGGCCTGCCGTCTGAGCAGCATTGGTCGTAGCTAATAGGGGATGTCTGAGTCATCCAGCACCACCTCTCTGCTTACCAGCTCGTCCTGCTCATAGACATCAGGCAGATTCTCTGGAACGGCTTTCTCTCCCAGCTCCTGAACAGTCCACTCTACGCCCATCTCCACCCACTCTTTACAGGCAGGGCATTTACACTTGCTTGATTTAGGTGTGGCCTTTGAAATGGTGATCACATCACCCGCCCTGAAGTTGTTGAGGATATGCTCTGCAGTCTCCTCCCATGCGACAAAGTTAAACCAGCGTCCGTCCTTGCGAATGTCGCCGCTCCTGTGCACGTTCAGTATTGAGAAGGTGCACTTGAGTTTGCCGGTAGATACGGTGGTTGGTTTTGGGTCTGCGAATATCTTTCCTTCAATATGTAGCTGTGTTGGTTTTGCCATTACAAACTCCTTGGTGGTTTTTATTCTGCAAAAATATCAGTAGCGGTAGGCTCTTCAGCGATCATCTCTGTCTGGGTCCAGCCTGACTCATCAACTGGCTGGCCTTCGATGGTCGGGGTCAGTGCCTGTGGCTGAATGCTCACAATCTCCTTGGGGTTAAGGCTGGGAGCTGGCAGGGCATTGCCATACTCGTCCTCCACCCTCGACAATACGTTTGTGGTAGAGTCGTAGGCTCTTGCCTTTTCAAAGGTGGTATCCAATGGTAGCATCTTTGCCAGACGTTTAATTGCGGTCTTGAGAGCCATCTGGTCATACCAGTCAACCCACGGGCCAGACTGCCCAGCTTTGGATACCTTCCTGATCTTGTCCACTTCCTCAAGAGACATGACCTCAAGGTATTTATTTCCGTCACGGTCCTTGGCAATGGCATAGACGCAACGGAGTTTACCTCTGTTGGTTTCTGCTGGTATGTGGGTAAGGGAAGGTTCAAAGCCGTACTCATATGAAAACGCATCGTTCTCATAAACGCACTTGGCGTCCAAGAAGCACCCAGCATTACGTGCTAATTTAATCCAGCCCCGTACCCCGATCTGGAACTGACACTCGGTCTCACCAGTCTTCCCGTTACGGAAAGGGATCAGCCAGACATGCCCAAGAGGGGATGGCTCAAGGCCGACAGCCGCAGAGCTCATTACAGCCCCCAGAATGGATCTTACTGAACAGTCCTGAAGGTTGGTTCTGGCTTGGTTCATGGCCAGCCTGACCAGCTTGTCCGTGTGATGCCCTGCCAGCTTGCGTATTTCAGGCTTCAGTGCCTCAAACTGGGAAGACAATGTCTTTGCCGGTGCTGCTGCTGCCACTGCTTTGCTCTTTACTACTGACTTTAGATCAGCCATTGATTTGCTCCTTTGTGATTACCGTTGAATAGGTTTCCATGATTTCGTTGCTTGCTTTCTCTATTGCTACCCTCAACTCCTTCAGTGTAGTTGCATCAGAGTTACCCACCTTCATGGTGAGCAATTTACTGAGGGCCTGAGCTGGCGATGCGTAAAACTTCTGCGGTGACCAAAGCTCTACTGGTTCACCCGTGTCACGGTCCTTGGAATTAATCTTCCAGCACAGCTCAAATGAACCTTCTTTATATCTGAGAAGTACAGGGTCTTTGCCGTCGTGTAATTCGATGTTCATGTCGCCTCCTATTTTATTGTCTTATGCTTGGGGTTGGTTTGCATATCTACCCCTTGATTAAGAATCTCCGATATGTCGATTCTGCGGTGCATTCAGCTGCTATCTCCGGGTATTTTTTCTTTAGCATATCGGTATCAATTCTCTTGCTTGACGTAGGCTTCCAAGACACTACCTTGCTCCCGGCGTACCCAGTAGTGTTTTGACCAAGAGATTCTTCAAGCATCTGCTTAGCTCTTTCTTTCACCGTTTCCAGTTCTTTGATGCCATCTGACGCAGCTTGGTATTCCATAACGTATTGCTCACAGGATTCGGGCAGCTGAATAGTTGTGTCGGTGGCGTCCGAAAACTTGATTTTAAGATAGTCACTGGCGTCTACGGACCCGTCCAAAGCTGGGGCTTCCTTGCTTTCCACTAAACTCCAAAAACTGAGTGCAGCGGCTATCATGTCTGATTCTAGGTCTAAATCCCGGTCTACCACAAAATCGAGAGGGTCGTGGCTAGGCAGGTCATAAACTATGTGGCCCCGGTCCAGCCCAGTTACTGCAAGATACCAAGCCACTTGTGCCAAATGCTCATCAAGAGGTTTGTTATTATCCAACACCTTGGATGCCACGTGTGACGAGTTAATAAACTTTATCTCCAGTATCTCATGCTTTTTACCCAGATTAGTGATCACCCCGTCTATGTTAGCCAGCATCCATTTGCGTTCAGGGTGTTGTAATACAGCATGTACCTGTCTTACCCTCCACCCGTTTCTGGCCGCAGCTTCGTCCCTAATCCACGACTCCGACATTTTGCCCCTGTGGGCGGCCCGTCCAGCCTTCTTACTAAACCCTTCCACCTTTGAAAGCCAGATAGATAGTGGAGAGGCATACTTAGAGATTCCCAAGATGGCCCCGACATCGGAGCCACCTATACCATTGCGCCTTACCTCAAGCCATTCGTCCTCAGACATGCCAACGGTGCTTGCCAGTACATGTGCTCCATAGATTTTACGCATCGCCTCTCCTTAGCATCTCCAATACACACGCCTCTGCGACCACTGCCGCTTCCCTTGCTATGGCCGTCTTGGCTATCAGTTCCTTTGCCAGTTCGTCATCACTCAGTTTGCGTAGGTAAAAGATCTCGTCCATCAGTTTCCCTCCTTCTTTAAATAGGCGTCAAGAGCCATCTTGACCACATCTGAGATGCTAAGGCCGCTTGCCTGCATCTCTGCCTCCATCCGATCAGCCAGTTTTGAGCTGAGTCCTACAGTAATCCTACGTCGCCCCATAAGCATCTCCATTTTGTAGAAAAAAACAAACTCCTAAGAAGTGTTAAAAACTTTTTAGCATGGTAGTTTTACCTTGTCAACACCTAGTTTGTTTTTGTCAGACAACTATTGACAAACAGCATCTATAGATATACATTCAATATACAAAGCAGCACATTCTACGGGGGGGGGGTACTTGATATGTCTATGATGCCAAAATCGAACATGATCAAGCGGACGGTTAGCGGAAGTAGCCAAGACGCAAGAACGGTAGAGCTCAAAAAATTAATGGGCAGAAAGTTGAGAGAGGAGGGTTGGACCACCATCAAACAGTTCATGAAAGGTACAGGTGTCCCCTATTCTCCAGAGACGGTCAGGAGGGCGTTTAATGACTGCGACTGGAAAAACATAGAGACATCGTCACTGGCCATTATACTGAAATACTTGAACTGTGACCCTGATGAGATCAGGCACATCCTTGAGACTTACACTGATGACAAGGAGCTAAGTGCGATAATTGGGACCAGCAAGTTGGAATACAATATCTACGAGAGGAGTCTGGTGGATGTCTACCGGTCCGTCACAAAGATTGACCCAGCTCTATCGAATGTAATAGCTGATCAGCTAGACCTTATCGGGCTGGTGGCCCGAGTAGATACAAAGAAATTTACAGACGCATTACGGAGGTGACATATGGCAGTCTTCAAACTGTTAACATGTGATTGCGGGAAGGTCAGGCAGGTCCAGACCGAAAAGATTAAGGGAGAGAGGTGCCCCCATTGCGGGGGTGCTGCTACCAAGTACAGCAAGTGGAAGCTGTCAGTTTATATCGGAGGAGAGAAGTATTCTGAGACGATGGGAGATAGCAAGGCAGATGCTCTAGCCCGTGAGGCAGAGCTGATCAGGAGGGCATCTTCTGGAGAGATAACAACCAAGCCATCCAGCTACACGCTGAAAGAGGCCGCTGCCATATTTGACAAGTGGTGCACAGAGCAGGTAGAAAATGGGTCTCTGGATTCAAAGACGGCCAAGCGGTATATGTCAGCCATCAATACCAACGTGCTGCCTATACTGGGTAACACCAACATAACGAGGCTGGATCATATTACCATTGATGACTACATAAGGGTCAGGAAGACACAACCAATTAAGGATACGGATAAGTTCCCCAAGCCAGCCACTATTAACAGGGAGCTGACAGCCATAAGCAGGCTACTGACGATATGTGTGAGGAAGAGAATGCTGTCCAGAAACCCCATGGAGGACTACCCTAAACTGGGAGAGCCCAAGACCAGAGACAGGGCATTAACAAAAGAAGAGATTGCCAAGCTTCTGGAGGCCTGTGGAGACCGTGTTGCACCTAAACATCTCAAGACCATGGTGACAGTAGCCCTGCACACCGGACTACGCAAGGAGGGCATACTGGGGCTTAGATGGGAGCACATTGATTGGAAGGGTAACAAGATCACTCGGACGGTAAAGCAGGGCAAGGAAGTCAGGATACCCCTCACGGCCCAACTGAAGAAGGCCCTGTTGGAATGGAAACTTGCCAACGAGACCAACATAGGTGGTTGGGTATTCCCGTCACCCAAGAAGTCGGGCGTCGCCATGCTGGTCAGCAGCAACATCGGATTTGATGCGGCTGTTAAGAGGGCAGGGCTGGGAGACTTTATCTTTCACCAGCTGAGGCATTGCTTTATCACTCACCTGATCATGCAGACCAAGGACATCCAGCTGGCGGCAGATATAGCAGGACATAGTACGCTTTGGATCACGCAGAGGTATACTCACCTGCTTGAAGATCATAAGCAGGATGCCATGAAAGGATTTGGATTATGAGCAGGAAAGAAGAGAACAACAATATGGCCAAGTAATAACCGGCTAGCCAATATGGATTTTACATGGCAAACCTTGACATAACCCTTGTTAAAGCATACTTTACTCTACAACCAAATGGGTTGTATTAACCCAACAAGGGGTTTGATATGGCAAAGGCGTTACTTGATCTGGAAACTGGGGACGTTACACCGATAGTTAACAGCCTTAAAAGGCGCAACGGGGGATTTTTTATGGGCGTACAAGAAGCTATATTGGAAATTGCTGGGAACAAAGATTTCAGTGGTGCTGAACATAAGGTCTTGTTAGGGATCTTGGGGGTTATGGACTATGGGGGATATGCAGCCGTGACCCAGTCCAAACTGGCGGAGCTGGTAGGTTTGTCCAAGGTTTCGGTGAATACCGCTATAGGTAAGCTGGTGCGGGCTGGAGTAATATCAAAGGAAGAGCGGCTGGGTATAGTATGCTACAGGGTAAGTCCAGCCATAGCCCAAAAGGGTAAGGAGTAGCCTATGAACTTAGAAACATACAACCGGCTCCTTGATCTGTACTGCGAAGGGGACGAGATAGGGGCGAACTTTGAGTCATCGCCACTATTCACAGACAAAGATCATCGCCCAAGAAAGCCCGGAGGCACAGACGAGAGCGACATGATCAGGTGTTGGAGGGAATATTTAGCCCGTGACTTTCCAGACCTGTCACCGGGAGGGTGGATTATCTATTATGCCAACAACTACCGAGACAGCGGTTACGGCAAGGCTATGCCAGACACGTTCAGGTTAGTCAAGTATCTGCTGAGGCATAAACCGGAAGAGCTGACGTACCGTAAGGTCGTAGAGATCTCCAAGGACCGTAACTCTATGGGCAACTTGTGTCTAGGAATGGTGCTACCAGTTTTGCACTACGCCCAGACGGTGGGTGAAGACCCATTTCGGATGGTGGAAGAGTATGTCCTGTTGACACATGCCCATCCCATTGCTCTTGCGGCTTGTGACAAGCTCGCCAGCCTGTTTTTGGAAGAACCCCCAAGCCTTGACCCAGAGTTCCCGACAAAAGGCTTTGGAGGTCATGCAGATGCGGTGTCCACTCTCAAGACGGCATGGTGGTGTGCTCAGGCCCCAACCAAAGAGCTGGCGATCACGGAGTGCGTCTGGATAGGGGGAGATGTAGACTCGACACTAGCCTTGACGCTGCAGTTGTGGGGGTGGATGAATGATAACATCTGACTATTTGGAGATCATAAAGAGGATGAGGGGGACGCTTGATATGGCAAATACAGACGGTACAGATAGTATGCCGAAGTCTTTAGCGGACAGGTTACAAAAGGACTTAGACCTATCCTTGATGACCATCGAGGAGCGGGAGGAAGTGAGCAAGGCGGTGCTTGACTCAGCTGCGTCCACCCACACGGAGGTTCTCAGGGCCAAGCACGGTGATCTGGTATTCCCAGATATTGTCAGCGCATGCAGGGTATTTGGAAGAGTAGAGAATCTAGGCTTTGATGACGGTATAAAGGCTGCCATAGACAAGCTCAAGGGGTACGCCAAGAAGCAGGTAAGCACTGCGGCCCATCACGCTGTGAATGATCAGGCCCCGGCTATGTACGATATAGAATACACATCCAAGTCCGGCCAGAAGAGCACCGAGAAGATTATGACTACTGCTGTGTATGTGTTGACAGAGGATGAGATGGTTGAACTTGAGAAGGCTATATTGGCAAGGCATCTTACGACTAAAAAGTGACTAACAATAAACTTCTTAGAAGTCCAATAGTTACCAAGAAGTAGTACGTGCCGTAATAACTTAACTTCTTGGAAGTATTTATGAAACACCCAATTATGTTTTTGAGGCAAAAAGAAAGGGACTTATTTGTGTAAGTCCCTAATTTTATTGGAGGCGACGATCAGATTTGAACTGATGAATCGAGGTTTTGCAGACCTCTTTCTATGACATATAACTATGCAAACTTATTACAGTTATTTTTGCAGGCAGAGCTGAAAGTGACTAATTGGTGACTAACATCATTTCCAGACATCATCTTCAGGGTCCATGCCTATCTGACAGTCAGCGTAAGCCTTCTCGCAGTGGTCTTTATCCAGCCAGTTGAGCGCACGATATGCCAAGCCAGCCACCCTGTTAATGTCTTTGTAGCGGTACACTCTGCTGCTCAGATACTCTTTATCCGTACCTGCAAACACTGTGTTCAGGAAGCGGTCGAATGATTGCCATAGGTTGCGTAGGTAGTTCATTAGAAGCCCAGCTCTACCATAAGTTCAGGAACTGTGTACGGGCAAACACCACAGGCAGCGTAACTGGTGTCCGTGCTAACGCCAGCTTTGCGTGTATAATACTCAGTCCAAATACCTTTGATCCAGTTCTGAACAGCTACGCATTTCGGTAACCCCTGCATCACACCCATAGCAAGAAGCCCTACGGCGGAGCCAGAGATCTCTGCATATTCGTAATCATGTGCGGCTTGCCAGAGGGATGCTATGCGTTGGGCTTCAACAGCAGCAGGATCTGGCGGTGTTACTGGTGCGGTGTAGCGTTCAAACCCATGCTCTGCTAGCCATTCATCATTAGGCCCAGACAGTGCAAAGCTGGTGTTTGGGAAAGCCTGCTGCAATGCGTACAGGCTGAATATCTCTAGCGTGGTGATATTTTTATACATAGCTGCTCCTATGAGTTAGGGAATGGTGCGGCTGGTGGATTGAAATTGGCGATGTAACGGGCTACGCCTTTTGTTATGCGGAGGTCATCTATATAGCCATAGAAGAAATCTTGCCCGCCGCTTCCGTAAGCCCCTATATATGCAGCAGCGGTAGTGGAAAAGTCGGTACTGATAGCTGCAGTCGCTTCCAGTACGCCATTTATAAACAACCTAGTGACACCAGCAATTCTACTGGCAGCAACATGGACAAACGTGTTTTGAGGCACGGAATTAGTAGACGTTATTGCAGCAGCACCCGAAAGGGTATTTAGGACTAACTTATTAGTAGGGTTTAGGTAGAAGCCAAACATTGTACTTACAATGCCTTTGCACCATATAGACTGGTTTACACCGGAAACGGTCGTGTAGACCCAAGCTTCAATAGTAAAGTCGCCTGCCCCAATGATTAAGTCACTATTATTAGGCATCGACACATAGTCCGATGATCCGTCAAACGCCAAACTACTACCGCCGAACTTACTCTGCGCCGTACTGATCTGAGCGTTACCTACAGCGGTCAGTGTGTTTTTACCTGTGGCATCCAGAATAGACGTAGAACCGTTTGCACCATCACCATGAACAAGTAATGACGTGTTGGCCCAATATGGGTCAGAAACACCTCTGCTACGATGGAATTTACCAGCAGCCCCGAACATTAGTAGTTACTCCCGCCAGATGCACCATAGGTATTTGTACCGTCACAAGCGAAAACAATTATGTCGAATTTTCCTGACACGCTGGTTGCCGTAGGAGCAGTACCTCCAGACCACTTAATAGTAGAGCCTCCAGCCCATGTGATCGTGTGAGTGCCACCGTAAGCCACCATGATTGTGTAGCTCTTGCCAGCAACTGAAGCAGGCAGGGTGATGGTCGTGTTAGCATTGGTGGTGAACTTCTGAAACGTGCCGTTGGCAAGGTCTATGGTAAACGTACTTCCAGCAGCAGGGGCGTACACTGTTTCCACATAGTTCTTAACTTCTGGGTTCTCTAGCAATATGGTATCACCAGCAGCAAGTTCTCCAAGTGCCGTTACGTCTGTAGTTGTGTATATTGACTTAATCAGTTTAACCAATCCCATGATTATCCTCCTAAAGTGTTACAAGGGTTATGTTATCTGTGTTGCCATCTGATTTGTAGAATGGAAGAGCCGAGCCGCCTATTAGGGCTATTGCATCACTTGACCCATCTGCTTTATAAAATGGAAACACAACTGTTGCCCCTCCTGTTCCACCTTCAATTACAATATCCCCAGAACCAAGCAGCGATGCCCCGTTTACTGTTTTGATGTTTGTGCCAGAAACGAGGGTTGCTTGTTTAGCGGCTATTGATGTGGTGATAGTGGTTGCAAAGTTGGGGTCATCGCCAAGGGCTGCTGCCAATTCGTTCAGGGTATTAAGCGTAGCAGGAGAAGCGTCAATAAGTGCTGCCACCGCCGCCGCTGCAGACCCGACAGGCTCATATGCCGTGTCATGGTTATGGATTGCTGTAGCTGCCCCTACCTGTGCCGCAGTTACCGAATGAGGATTGCTAATAGAGCTGATATGGCTTTGGATGTTAGCATCGGCTGGTTCGTATATCCCCACGTGGTTGTGGGCTGCGGTAGCTGCTCCAGTCTGGGCGGCTGTCACCCCGTGGGGGTTACTGGTGCTGGCAACGTGGTCAGAAACTGATTGAGGCATTCCGCCCATAGCAGTCCAAGTTGCAGGGCTGTGCGTAAGCAATATCCAGAACGTGTTGTCAGATAGCTGTAAGGCCAGCTTCTTCGCATCATTGGCAATGAACCCAGAAGCTGCCAGCCTCGCAGTAGCGTCAGCGTACTCCCACGCATGAGGAACGTGTACCTGATCCCCAACTAAATCTCTATGCACACTCATAACACCTCCAGCACAAGGTCAAGATGACCATGCTCGTTATACTCAAACACAAGGCTTGGCTCTTGCGCCCCAGACGCTTGCGACACAACAGGAACAAACGAAGTTGAAGAGGTTGGAGTCCCGCCGCTCACAACAAATGACGTCCATCCACCTGCAGCCAACTTGTACGTGTCGTCAGTTTCTCCAACATATACCAGCATACCAAGTGTTCTGCGCGCTTCAGGTATGCTGTCACGCTCCACCAGTGTTGCCACTTCCCTATGACCACCCTTACCATACAGTGCGTCATGGGTAGGGTAGGTATCGTCAGTGGTGAACGGCACTATCTTGGCGGCTAGGTTGGTTCCTGATAAATTACTCATGCCCACACCACACTAATTGCAGATCCGGTTTGGATGTTGTTACACCTGACCACGTTGTAGTTCTGTGTGTAGCCAGAGGCGTTGGTGAAGCCCTGTGTAGATACCGTGTAATCAGAGAAGGCTAGCCCACCGACAGTTACGTTGGCAGGAAGGCCGCTGCTGGATGGATAACAGAAGTAAAAGTATTTGCCGCCTGAACAGTCATAGGAAACCGACTTGCTCTTGCTGGAACTAAACTCCTGCGACATGGCAATGATGTCTGCATCTGCAAGTGACGTGTTAGCACTAATACCCCAATACCTTTTAGGTGAGAACGCTACAGTCCGTGATGCGCTGCCGCTTGTGGTCCCGTCATTGAAGCCCAGAACATAGGTCTTATTGCTGACCAGAGAAAGCCCACTGAATAGGTGCGTAGTATCTGCAGGGGTTATGGTCGTATCGGTCAGGGTGGCGCTGATCATAGTCTTGTTGAATGACCACGTAGCCGTTACTGAGGACACGGTGCTGCCTATCTCTACTGTGCCAACAGACAGGCTGAATGAGGCTGAAGGGGCGACGTAGAGAAGCTGGTCCAGAGCAGAGGCCACGGTACCATTACCATAGGGGACAGAAGCAGCAGACAAAGCCAAGCGCTTTGTGACCCCACCCTGCACAACAGGGAATACGTCATCCGTAGTGGGCGCATCTGCAGCAGGTAGAGCTGATATTTTTACTCCGTCACTCATGGTATCAGTGTCTCCCCAGATTCTGTTTTAAGCGACTGTCCGTTTTCAGTGAGTAGCCCCTTCAGAAAATTGATAACTGCGACCAGTTTCGGTATCACAGACAAGGATACCTTGATCTCTGCTATGCCTATCCCAAGCTTCAAATGTCCTGCTCCGCTATTGCAAGCTCGACTGGCCTCATCTCTTGCACATAATCAACCGTAGTGTTTCGCACCTCAAACACCAGCTTATATAGCCCCACATCAATAGAACTCATTACAGCTCCACCTAGATGCAGGTAGAACATTGCAAATTCTACTGGGTCTTTACTCAGGCTGCCAGACAGGACGGATACTCCAGCACTGTCCTTCAGCGCATATACTCCAGACCAGTTATCCCATTCAGTATCTATGAGGTCGAAGCCTGTACCGGGCACATTCAACCAGAGTGAGTTGCCTTGTTTGCGAGTGATACGCATCAGCTTTCTCCTTGCGTAACATTTATTGTCTTCACTTGTGCATTTGCCGAAACAACAACTTCTTGGTGGGCTATTGCCACCGAAACTGGCGAAACTGAAACAGCTACCTCTACTGGTGGGTCAATGGTGAACCTAATCTCATCAACAGCTTTCCCCGGTCGAGTCCCAGAAAACTCATAACCAATACTAAGAGCAGCAGAGTGTAATGACCGCGTGCTCCTAACGCCATTGTAGTTTATGGTTATTTGCGTATAAGCTGCTTGACTGCTAGACGTAAGGCCATCTGTAGCATCAAACAAACTTAATACTTCTGTTGCGTAATTAGCACCTGACAGTAATGACCTATCGCTGCTGGCGCTGAACCCACTTATAGCAAATAACCCAGCCCCTGCATTTGAAGCAAAAGCGGATAAATCTAAAGCACTCTGGCCAGATAGCAGTAACTCTGCAAGAGCGGCATTTGAAGCTATAGATCGTGAGCCTGTGGCGCTCTGTCCAGCCAGAGTTAAAGACGTAAAAGAGGCGTTTGAAGCGAACCCTCTTGCGTCTACTGTCGACGTCCCAGCCAACAATAATGCCGTTAGCTCGGCGTTTGAATTTATTGCCCTGACGGCCGTTACAGCAGATCCGGTTATTGTGAATGAAGATGTAGCTGTATTACTTATTGAATCTCTTTTATCCGTCGCGCTTATTGCTGATACTGCGAGGTTCGTAGAATCAGCGATGCTGATAATAGCTTGTGAGCTATAAGCAATTAAGCTACCTGCGTCTGCACCAATAAGGTCTAAAGAAGATACAGCCGCAACACTGATTATGTCCTGTGCCGTACCTTCTTGTGGACCCCACGCTGGATAGAGAGCTAAAAGCATTATCTATCCAGTAGCAGAGTACGCAGAAACGCAGCAGATGATGGCAGCAGCATGTAATAGTATTCCAGCCCGTCCGGCGACACGATGCAGGTCGCTTTATCGCCCACGACTGCTGCTCCTGTTGGGTAGATAAACTGCGTAAATGCTGGCTCAAGCGTGTTTTTAGCCGGGTTACCCTCATAGATTCTCATAGTTGCATCTTTTTGGATTAGAAGCGTGGTCTGCTTTCCGGCAACAGAACGAGAGGCAACGGTTGTGCCTGTAGTGAATGTTTCCGTGTTTGGATAGAATGTCTCAGTTGTCCAGCTGTTTGCCACCAGATCATAAACATATGCTGTGGCTGTGGCACCTCCTCGCAGACACCACAATTTATCTAGTGCAAAGGCTGGCAACCATTTTAAGGCACACCCTGCACCGGCTGAACCAGTCACAGCTGGAATAGCAGGGTTACCGCTGTTTGCTGATGTCGTATACCAAGCATTTGCACCCTTGTTGTACCTGTACATAACCGTTGCATTGTTCCCTACCAGATACATCTGCCCGTAATACGGGGCTGTGGAACCTGTGGTGATAGTGTAGAGTGCGGCAGCTATGGTGATGCTGGTGGCGGCTGCTGCGGCTGCGGCTGTCAATACGACAAACTGCTCAACAGTAATGACTGTTCCGCTTGCCATGCCTCTCAGGATTGGATACACAGGGACGCTGGTGGCTCCGGCTGCAACGTTGGAACTGACAATTACATCATCACCACCGGCGGTCATCATTACTGTTCCTGCTCCAATACCCTGTGGAAGTGCTGTAACTGCCAGCGTTGTTGCACCACGTACCACGGCTGCTGACAAGGTAACGGCAAACGTGCCAAACCTGAGACGTGCTCCAGATGGCATAGCCTCTGCCAATGCCCCTACCGTTGCCGTTGTTGCTCCTACTGCTACGCCAGCCCCCAGCGTAATGGTACGCAATACGCCAGAATGATAACCACCCTCCCAACCGTTACGGGATGGACCGGGGTGCATCAGATAGCAGTCTGTAGCAAATGCCGCCGGTATGCCTGTGGTGCTGAGTGCTGCACTCCATGTGTTAGTTGCGACATTGTAACGGTACAGGTAGCAGATCGTCCCATTGCCAACAAACAGATATACAGCCCCAAAGGTGCGGCCTGACCATTGTCCACCCTCGCCTTCTGTGTATGTCATATTTGCAACTGTGCCGGTCTGTGTTGGAGGTGTAGCAAGCTGCTGATACGTGTCCGTCCATGTGTCGTACCGCCAGAATTGCGCTGCTGTGGCTGATGTTTGGAAATACTCATAAATATAGCGTTTATTGTCGTCAACGATGTTGGTTCCAGCGATACCTGTTGCAGGGGCAAAGTTCATCTGCTCCCATTCCGGCAGGTTGGTAATGCGTATGTTATCGTTTATCATGTCCATTTATGGCCTCCGAAGGTTTGCTTTTGTGCTGACTGCGGCCAGTTGTCTGCTGACTACCATGGCTGTGGCAGGTTTACCCATGTCGCTGAAACCTACGTTACCCGTTGTCATAGTGGTCACTGTGGTTACTGTGCCAGAGCTGACTGATACTGAACCTGCAACGGCTGTTCGCAACTGGCCAGAAACATCAAACGTCAGCCGGGAGAGCGTGCGAAAAAGGCGACGCAGAAAACCGTCTGATTGCCCGACTACGACTTGCGTCTCTTTACCGTCTGACCCGGTTTCTGTGCGGGTAATATAGGTGTTGGTGTCAGCACCCTTTATTGGTATCCCGTTCATGCCACTACCTCCAGAATCAGATCATCAGTAATGACAAACTGAGTATCTGCAAGGTTGCATCGTCCTGATTCGTCAATCTCCACCACCCTGTCAATCGGCAGAACGGCTTCAAGTTCTTCAGGCAGGGCGGCTATAAGTTTTACGCTGCGAATCATAGATGCCCCCTTATGCCAAAGTGAAGATAGTGCCGCCAGAAACGACGTCATTAAATTTAACCGTGAAAGAATCACCACTTGCCAAAGTGACTGCTGACCCATGATCCCAAAAACAGACGAGGTTCTTGTTGGCAGCCGTGTCGTTATAGAGAGCGTAATATTGGAAGGTTGGTACTGCCCCTGTCGCTGTAATTACTACTTGATTGCCAGTAACGGTTGTTGTGCCAGATGCCTCACTTATACCAATGGTCACGGTTGGAGCCACACCACCAGTGATGTTGGTGTACGCAATCTGCGTTAGGTTGCTGAGTTGTGTGTTGGTAGCTGCTGGAGCTGCGGAGCACAAAGCCAACTTGAACGTATGAGTGCCTATCTGGTGGGTGCCCCTAGCCAGTTGCTCACTGAAATCCTGAACTTTTGTTATGGTTGCCATTTAAGTATCTCCGTTTTGACTTTTCATGTGTGAGTAATCCCACATCGAGTCTTGGTTTAGTGTAGTTGCCATTTACTTATAAGCTCCTAAAGCTGCTTCACGCTCTCTGGCTTCTTTCTCAAATGAAACAATGTCCTTCATGTAGCATTCAAGGATCTGGTTGATAGGGTCGCTGCTGCGAACGTGCTTGTAGCAAGGCTCATGGATAGCAGTCAGAACAGGTGGCTTTGGGACGTCAGGGCAGACACGGAAACACTGGCAGCCGGAACATATCGTTGACACCACCGCTATGATCGTCACCTTAATTGCTATCTTCATCGCCTTCATCTCCCCAGCACCCAGCCCAGAAATGCTCATCACAGCAGAAGAACTCAGCGCATCCAAGACATTTATCCCCGAAACACTCTTTAGTCTGCATCGCCCTCATCCTGTAACAGCCTGACTGACTCAGCCACCATCTCTGCACACGTCGTGCTGGTGATCTTCTGCTTGTTTAGTTTCTCAAGCCGTGCGTCGTAGCTGACCTTGATGGTCAGGACTTCAGCAGAGGCAGCGGCTACCTTTGCTTCCAGTTCCTTGCGTTTAACTTCAGCAACAGAGGCAGCGGCACGGTATTCAGAGTTGGCAGCCTTGGCTAGCTCCAGCTCTATTCCAAGGGCTTTCTGCCTAACTACAGACACAGCCAGCACTACCAATGAAACAACAGCCACAGCAAGCAGGAGCCACCGTACCGGCATCAACTGAAGAAAGCTGTCTATCAGGTTAATCGTTGCCATTGGTTTTACCTTTCGGTACGAAGTGAGCGAAACAGCCGTTTACTTTGGTTCTGTACTTGCCATCGTGTGGACAAATCTTCTTACGCTCGGAATAAAGGAAACAATCTCCACACGCTCCAGCCAGTTTTTCAGACATTCCTAAATCTCCATCCAGTTGTATGTATTTGCACCCTATGCAGTCAGGGCAGGCGTCTTTACAGGTTCCCCTGATCACCTTCACACCCCTCGCAGTCCTCGATTAGCTTCAGCAACTTCTGACTGCAGACAGGGTTGACCCTTGTCAGGATGGTCTTGATAGCAGCTAGTCTCATGGTTAGGTCTTGGTTTTCGGCACGTAGTACAGCCAGCTCGTCTTTCATGGGTTACTCCCATGCCTCTTTGCGAGGCTTGCCGTGTATCCGGCGCATCTGCTGCTCAAGTTCCTCTACCCGTTGGATAAGCTCCAGTATCTTGACCGACTCCTGATCCTGCCTGTACTCAAGGAACGACATCCTGCTGCGCTTTGCTGCTGAAGAGTCGTCTACGTTGCGGGCTATGTAGAGGACAATCATGGCTATGACTGACAGCACAAAGACCGTTACCTTCAGCCCGTGCTTCCACCAGAACGAATCTGTCATACGATTGGCGGACATGCTGCCCCCCTGTGGTGCATGGCGTGCTCCGTCTCCAACTTCGTAACCCGTGCCCCGAACTTGCCATAGGTATCTACGCAGTCTTCGTGGTCATCCCTGCGGTCCTTGCGGCACAGCTCACAAGATGTTCTCAGGTCTGCCAGCTTATGGTCCAACTCCCTGAAGGCATTCTCTCTGTCAACCCGCAGCGCACGTTCAGTCTTGATGCACTTTGTGTTCATGTCCTCTACGGATGCCGCCAACTTCTCTACGCTGTCTTCCAGCTTGCCTACAACACGCTTGATAATCCAGCCTGACCCACCTATGACGGCGACAGCAACTGGTGACAGAATCTGAATGATTGAAGATATTGAGACGGTGGTATCACTCAAGTTTGTCACTGGATACCCCCTTGGCGTTCTGCTTTTTGACGAAGGTCGTTACCCTCCGGTACAAGAACATGCAGTCAACAAGAATCAGTAATGCAAGCAACAAGGATAGTACGGAAAGGATAGCTGTCAGGTTTGACAGACTGGCTATCAGGTTCTGGATCTCAGGCATTAGCAGTGGCCTCCGGTTCGTATGATTTACAAGCTCGTCTAAAAGGTTTAGTTGGACCCATCACGCATTCACGTTCGGTCTTGTCGTACTTATGGCAGTCCTTGCACCACTTCGGCTTATTCACTGGGAACACCTTTTGGTAGCAGGGCCTGCTTACTGTATGCGTCGATACAGAAAATGGCTCCAGTGAGCATCACCCAGTCCGTGCCAGAGATCTTCCCGTACCAAAGCAGGGCAGTAGCGACAGCCCACGCCAAATACTTCTTGGCTATCAGTGTTTCTATGAGTCTCCTGAATCTGGCTTTCATATCTTGTCCAACTGGAAATGCGGCGGGTCACTCTTATGCCATAGCCCACCAGCCTCAAGTCCAACAGATGCACCGACACGGGCAGCTTCCAGATAATCAGGGATGCTGTTCTTATTACCGTCCCACTTTGTCTGCCAGTGAGGTTTATCGTATTTAAGGAGTCTTATGTCGAATGCACGGGCAAGGCCGTCAGGACCAGCAAAGTGGCGGGAGTTGAGCGTCCATGTAACACAGTAGGAGTTGTCTGCTTCGGTGATAGGGTAGAGGCCAGCACGTTTGCGTTCTGCATTGACTTCGGCAAGAGGTCCACGATGCTGTGCATAGTAGGCCATTTGAACAGCCTTGGTACGCAGGACTTCGTTTAATTCAAAAGGCAACCCTGCCGCAAACATCTCCATGTAGAACGCCTCATAGAGTGCTTGCAGGGCAGGGGTCATTTGTTTAAAAAGTTGGTCTTGCGTCATCACGACGTGTCACCTCATAACAAGTTGTCAGTATGTTACATACAACTAGTTAGGTTTTCAACCTAAAACTGATTTGATGCCTCTGGCTGCGCTGGCTGTCACGGATGTCTTGGCTTGCTCCAGCTGATCCAGTATCCTGCGCTTTTCCTTACCATCCATATTCCTTGCATTTTCAACAGACCTGATCTGCTTGTTGATGTTGGCAAGCTGGCCGATAATATTATTTGATGCCTTGTAGGTGGCTAGCTCTTTGCCATGATCCTTGGCGTAAGATGCCGCCTTCTCGTAGTCACCGGTCTCAGCAAGGTTGCGGTATGTGGCATATGCCTCAGTTATTTCCCGTGCCTGCCTGTAGAACTGGGTAGTATATTTGCTGCTACCGGTTGGCAGATCTTCAACAAAGTTACCCGCTAGGAACGTATCCCTCAGCTTCCGGTCAGCTTTCTCTGGCCTGCCCATGGCAGGGTTTATGGCTATGTCAGATACCGTAAGTGCTGCAGTACCCAGCCACCCAAAGTAGGCTTTGGCCATGTGGTCGATCTGGACTGGGGAAAACACCTCTGCCTTGCCCAAGAATCTGGCTATCTCTGACGTAGTGCCAGTAAGTCTCTGAGACTTGGCTAGCTTCTCCATGCCCATAGACTCTATGTCTCTTCCTGTGAATGAGTTCTTGTTAGCGTATATGTCTATGGCTGGCTTAAATAGCTGAGGCACTGGGTTCATGGCAAACGTGTTCCCAGTAGTTCTGAGCATGAAGTCAGCAAAGTCCTTACCATGGAACTCATCATTTACCATGAGCTCCAGTGAGCGTTCTGCCAAAGTTGCTATGGCACCAACTTCAAATGGCTTGGGGATACGGTACGCCTTGTTGTCGTACTTAAACCACCAGAAGTTATCACGGTCCCAATCCTCACGCTTCTTCCACTCGTCATCATCACGGTACTTCAGCATCAGCAGAATAGATGCCAAAGCAGTAACGCCTATCACTGAGGCGAACTTGGCAGGGTCTTCTTTGGCACCCTTGCCCAGCTTGTAGAGGCCTTGGATACGGGCGTTCATAAAAGGAACAACGGTAGTCAAATACCTTACTACGTTGCTTGTTCCGCCCATAGAGAAGTCCAAAAGGTCTCTGGCCTTGAATGCAGCTTCTGCATGACCTACGCCCTGATCTCTCAGCTGCTTGTAGAGCGCAGCACGGTTAGCGCCTTCAGACACCTCACCAAGATCGTTATACTTGTCGAGCCCCTTTGTGATGATGCCTTTGGCATGCTCCCAGCTGCTAAGGACGGTATTGGGATCTACCCCTGCCTTTATGAGTCGCTGGATGTGACTGGAGCTCTTGCCCTCAAGCATGGTGCCAAACCTGATGATGCCACCTGAAGCAAGCAGAGAGGCGTACCCTTGGCTCTGCTTGTCATTCATAATAGCCACACCGGTACGCAGGTTATTTGCTAGATTATATCCAAGGGGCGATATGGCCATAGAGGCGATAGAATCCCTGATCAGGTTGCGGATCTTGAAAGTAGGGTTAGCCGTAACGCCCACAGTGAGGTAGTGTTTGAACTTACCCATGATCTTGGCACCCGGACCGTTGCTGCCGGTGTACTCAAGAGCCGTGATGGCTTCCATGATGTAGGGGTCGGTTACGTCGTAGTAATGGCGCTTGCCGTCTTTCTGATACCATACGGCTTTAGGGAAGGTGGATGATACCTGCTTGGCTACACCCTGTCTCTCTGCTGCCTTCAACGCAGTCTCAGCAGCCCTGTTCTTTGCAGCAGCGGACAGTAGGTGAGACCAGTTCATCAATACGTTGGCCATAAGGTCTTGGTGAAGCTTGCCGTCAGAACCACGCAGCTTCTTGAACGCATACTGACGAACCAATCCAGAGCTTACCCCCGGACCCGTTATACCGTCTTCGGAGGCTCGGAAGAATGGTACATAGAACTCATCCTCCCAGAACTTGGTCATAGTGGGGTCGATAATGCCTGAGTCTCTGGCTACGTTCAGGACTTCAGCGTTGATGCGCTTGAGTTCCTTGCGGACAGACTCATACACGTCAGAACGCTTCTGACCGTCAGGCATGCTGCCCTCGTTAAGCCTCTTGAGGCTCTTAATGTCCTGTCCACGGAACAGATGCTCCTTGTCTTCTCTGGACAAGTTGTCAGCACGGTTGGCCGCTATCCATGTCAGGAACAGTTCATGCTCACCCTGAAGTTTCTGCATGGCGTCAATCAAGCCAGACCCTTTGGTTGCCTTGGCATCGTAGATACCGTCTTTGATCTGGATGTTACCGTACATGATGGCTGCCTCAAGCGCACCGTCAGAACCTTTTGACATTCTGGCCTGCAGATATGCCTTGAAGTCGAGATCTTGCAGAGGGGCAAACTGGTCAACGTATTTCTGCTTCCAGTTGCCAAGCCATTTGTCGATCTGACCGGCTACCCATTCTGAAGGAGTGCGCTTGTCCACCATCAGGCCGACATGTTTCATAGCGTCAACCTGTTGCTGGGTGAGGTGGGCGGGGGCAGAATACTTTACTCCAGCTCGTCCGGTATCATCGCCAGCCCCTCTGCGTCCAAGTCCGACTCCGTTACCTCTCCGCCCCAATGCATCTTGATCCACTGGGCTCTTGTCAGCGGCATACCTCGCTGAATCATCCCCTCCAATACTGGGTCCGAAGTATTTTGCGAGTTCGGCTCTGACTGTTTCTGGGCTGTATCCTTTCTTGCCTTGAACATGCTGCCTCCACAGGTTTTTGACCTCTTCGTTTTTAGTTGTGCCACCCTTGATGCTGGAGATGTCTCTTCTGGCTTTCTCCCATATAATGGACTGCAGCTCCCTTGGCAGCAGACCCAGTTTCTTGGCTGCGTCACGGTATGCGTCTGCGGCAATGTAATATGTCCCCTCGGCGCCTTTGGCTGACCCAGCTTTTTTTACTCCGAGTTCTTTAGATCCAGACCCAAAATTGTGTAAGACTTCAGCCGAGCTGCCACCAAGTGGTGCCAGATATGCGGCATTCACGGCATGGGTGTCCACGGTCACGCTGGTGGAATCGGTGGGGTCTATAATGTTGTTAAAGAAGTTGCGAACCTTTTGGTACTTGCCAAGGTTTGAACCAATATCTTTGCCCTCAAAAATTCTTATGGCCTTGGCTACTGGCCCAGCGCCATTTGACCAGCTGGTGCTTAACTTTCCATACCCTTTTTCTGTGCCGTCTGGGGACCACGCCATCACTGGGCGCTTACCCATCGACTCATCATGGGCCACCAGCCAAGCAGCCTTCTCGTTATCGTTAGTTATGTCAGCAAAATCTTTGCCAGAGATAAGCCCACGATAGGCTTCGTAACCGGACGTTGACATATCATTATTCCAGACCAGAGACTCAGGGTTTGACAACTTATCCATAATAGTCTTTGCAAGGTGCAGGTTCTGGTCCCAATCCATTTGCGGCGACATGGTTGCTATCATTGCTGCAGACTGGTCGTCAGTAAGCCCATACTCCTTGGCCCACTTTTTGGCAATCTTATTGGCGCCCACATACCACTGTTTGCTCAGGGCTCTTTCAGATTCACTGATCTGTCCATAGAGCCACACAAGGTTATCCGAGAGTTGCTTGATAACACGCTTGACTGTCTGTTCTGGTTTCTCGCCCAGCTTAAACTTGATACCGGTGTACTTGTACCCCAGAATAGCCTTGGCATGTTTCTCTACCAGTTCAGGGTGCTCACGCACAACAGTGGCGAAGTCAACTGGCAGCTCATTGCCGTAACGTGGCGCTACAGAGAATCTTGCTCCTGTATCTCCGGCATCGGCGGCATCTTGTCCCCGTACTTCCTGACTCCCAGCTCCTGCCTGATTTTGGCCTGTCCCTCCATCCCGTGTTGGGCGAAGTACCTCACTGAGTGGGCCAACCGCTCTACTGGATCGTTGGAAGAGCTTACTGGGCTCTCTATCAAGGAAGATTGGGTACTCGACATCAAGTTCGTCTCCGATGGCGTCGATGTCTTCAACGCTAAGTTCTGGTGTCCAGCCTTTTTGAAATTCTCCATTTTTAAGCTCCTCTCCAAACGCCGTGGTGCTCTGGTCAGAGGTCACTTTGCGTAATGGTTTTTCTCCACGGAATTTAATGGTAAGCCAGTTACCTCTTTTGAGCTGCTCTGCTCCAGCCACGTTCTTCTGGAACCAGCTGCTTGAGCCATACCCAAGCAGGGACGACTGGACAATATCCACCAAGTCAGAAAGGTGGGTAAGTTCCGCAGCTGCTATGTCTTTGTAAGCCTGCTTTGAGGTCCTTCTGCCATCCTTAACAACCAGACCATTTGCTTGT